GATCATAGGGATGTCCATAGAAATCAGATACCGTTCAAAGGTGGTATTCCGGCTCTGCTGGATAGCGTCCCAAAGGCGCTGCCAGGACTTTTCACCAAATCCATCCATGCGGACGATTTCAGCCCGGTAACGATCCAGACGGTAAATATCCAGATAACTATGGATAAATCCCTGACCGATGAATTTTTCCAATGTAGCCTCCGACAGCCCTTCAATGTCCATCGCCTTCTGGCTGACAAAATGGACGAACTTTTTCAGCCGGCGGGTCTCGCAGTCAGGGTTATCGCAGTACAGCGTCTTGATGATGCGATTCTCGCCATTTTCGCCCTTTCCACTTGATTCATGGATGCGGGTAGGCTGTCCACAGCAGGGACAAACATGGGGAATCGTATCCACCATAGAGAAGCCGCCTCTGTCCAGATTTTCCTCCACGTGGGGGATAATCATGTTTCGTTTGCTTACCAGAATCCGGTTTCCAGCCATCAGTTCCAGATCCTCAATAAAGGACAGGTTGTGCAGACTGGCCCTGCTGACCTCACAGCCATCGATTTCCACCGGCGTAAACACTGCTACCGGAGCAATCTCTCCGGTTCTGCCCGGTGTCCATTCGATGTACTGCAGCAGGCTCTCATGCAGGTCATCTTCAAACTTATAGGCCAGACCGTCCTTATAGTGATGTCCGGTGCGGCCGCAGCTCTGGGCATAGGCAATGTCGTTAAACGAAACCACGATACCGTCAATGGGGATATCTTTGTCAGTGGCATATTGCCGCAGCTGATAGATACCGGCTTCCACATTTTCCAGCGTCAGTTTCTGCTTTGTGACCAGATACTTACAGGGCTGGAACCCCAACGCACGCAATTCCCGTAGCTTATCTGATTTCCGGGTCAGGTGCGGAAAGCCCTCCAGCACACCAAACGGCATGAAAACCAGCCGACGCTCCCGGCATGTCTTGGCATCCATCAGACGGATGGAACCAGCAGCCAGATTGCGGCCGTTTTTATAGGGCTTACCGCTGCTGTCCTGCAGGCTGGTCTTCAGTTCCTCAAAATCACTGGGTCTGATAAAGCCCTCACCCGTCACAACCAGTCTCTCTTTGTAGGTAATGTGGGAAGGAATACCGCTGATGGCTCGGGTGTTATGGGTAATGATCTCCCCTTCGTCACCATCGCCACGGGTAGCCGCCTCCAGAAGTTCTCCATTCTCATAGGTCAACTTTACAGTCAAGCCATCCAGTTTGAGCATCAGCATCACCTGCTGCTCACCCATGAAATTCAGAAGATCCATACTGCTCTTAGTCTTATCCAAAGACAGCAGCGGGATCTCATGTCTGGTTTTCTCCAGCCTGCTCACCGCAGGATAGCCTACTGTCTGGGTTGGCGAATTTGCCATTTGGATTCCCGTTTCCTGTTCCAGCTCTTTCAACTCGTCAAAGAGTCTGTCATAGACCTCATCTGACACGCTGGGAGCGTTGCGGTTATAATACTCATCCCGATAGCGGTTGAGCCGGTCATTCAATTCCCTCTGCTTTTCAAAAATATTCCGTTCCATTATGCTGCCTCCTTTTCAAGTACCCGGAAGGACATAACCAGTTCTTCTTCCGTATGCTTCTGTTCACTGTCGAAAACACTGCAAACACCGTCTGCAAACTGCCAGTGGGCGGCTCTGCCCCACCAAAGGATCGGGCCGCGGCCGCCGTTGCCTCTGTTGGCAGACGCATCCGGCTGATTCGCTACGGTACTATAAAAGCCCTGCGTGTTTACCAGCGTAATGTTCCGTATCTGCCCAATACACTCCGGCCGACAGTGATCCAATATCTCCAACTGTGTCCCTTCCCGAAGTGTCCTGCGCAGCTGATTCAGATTTTTGATCATGCGATTTTCTCCTTTCCCCGCCCCACAGGGCAATCCTGCTGTGCGGTATGAAGCCCATTTCTGCCGGCTGCATACCTGCCAAAATTCAATTCATGGACAATACGCTGAATGGTGTCATCATCATTCCACGCTGCGTGAAGCGTATTCCGCTCTGGCCCGGCTCCCACATGGACACATACCTTTTCACTGCCAACCTGCAGCAGCACATCCTGTCGCCTGGCGCAAACCACTGCCAGATTTCCAATTTGTTTCATGCTCTGCTCCTTCCTTCTTCATCAATGACCGGACGCCCTCAAGGACGCCCGGCCATTCTCATTTTGTCACGCTGCAGCAGCCAATACCGGAGACTGGATGCTATCCGTGTTTTCCATCAGGTCTGCCATCAGCACATCCGCCAAAAGCCTTCCTGCCAAATGACCGGTATGGATGATGACACGATCCTTCTTCAACTGGATAAATTCCTTCTCACGAAGAATCCGGCTTTCCGCAGCCAGCGCCTTGTCGCTTTCTGTCAGCCTGGCAGTAATCACCCGCTGCCACTTCTGCAGAAACTCGGTCGCCTGCTCAATGTCCTTCTTCTGCCGATCATATTCCGTCCGTTTCTGCCTCACTGTTCCATCCGGCTCCACTTCCAGCGTGTAATAGGCATGGAAAGGATCAGCCGTTTTACGCAGAAACACCACAAAGCTTTCTCGCCGCTCAATCCGGTCCCAGTAGCGGTCACTGCTGCCTGCACAGTGATGGAGCGCACGCCCCTCGGTAATAATGTCCAGAATACCGTCTGGCACCACTACCATGTAATCCGCATCGGCGTACTCATATTTCGCTTTGATTTCCTGACAGATGGCATTAACATGGGGGAATTTCTCCTCCATCTCCTCGGCCTGCAGTTCAATATCCTTCTCCTGACATTTGAGCACCAGATCATCGTGACGCCGCCGCAGTTTTCTGGTGCGATATACGATCTCATCATATACATTCATGTGCAATTTCTTTGCCATGGAAAGATAATCCTCCCATGTACGCAGTACCTCATGGCTGTTTCGCCGGAAGGATGGCATCTGACGCCGTACATAGTTATAGACCTGCACCATGCTCATGCGGTCAGCAATGAACTGGACATCCCCAGGCTCAATATCCTGCTGACACATCCACAAAAGGACATTATCCGGGATTTCCCTGCCGATGCCCTTTTCATATTGCAGCCACCGCAGCAGATCACAGCCTCCATTATGGAGTCGAAGTCGCTGAAACCTCCTGCTGTCAAGGCCCAGAGCTTTAATCAGACTCCCGGCACTATGGTTTTTGATTAGTTCGCTGACTGTTCCGCAGGAACTGAAACATTCCTTGGTAAGCTTCGGCAGGTTCACCTTGCTGATCTGTTCCATTTGAGGTATCCGTTCGAGCACAGCCAGATATTTTTCCGGATCAACGCTTTTCTGCTTCCGAATCCAGTTGACGAGCCCTGTGCATCGAAGTTCCTGCTGTTCCAAAGTTGGCAGTGTTTTGCCATAAACCCGTCCATCATGCGAACCAGACCAACTATAAGAACAGGGGCTTCCGGAAATCCAGCGCATATTTCGCTGTTTATACAGACCCCAATAGTAGGTTCTTGGTTTTCTTTCCCGGTCATAAATCGTGCGCCGGATTTCCTGACAATAAAGCTTGGAGTTTGGAAGGCTTTCTTTCCCATATGTCCGGTCAGCCTGAAATTCACGAACTACAAAGCCGTCTTTGCATCGCTGGATCAGGTAGGCAAAATGTTTTTCTGTCTGCATATACCCCGCTCGTCCATAGGCTTTGAATACTACCGGATGCCGGCAGCAAATACAGCGGCCCTGTTGATTGTGATGTGGATGTACTTTGATCGGCACTTCCTTTTCGCAGTAGGTACAGTAACCTGTTTTGGCGCCGCCCTTTTTATAGTGGTAGTAAATGTAATTTTGCCGAATGGCAACCTTATCCACCCAGCGGCTCCAGTCCTTTGGAAGCTCCGGCACCTGTTCCATATCCTTATCCCATGGGTCAGTTTCCCGCCGGTGCCGCTGTTCGAGCTGTTCATCACGCACATCCCGCTGAAACTGCCGGATTGCCTCTACCGCTTTTTTATTGATGTTCAGATATGCCTGTATAGATGTCTCATCTTCATCGCTGATCCAGTAGGCTTTGGTATACCAGTATTGCCGCTTCCAGTCCAGTCTGTCCAGCTTGGATTCGCTCCATTTCTGTATCAGGCTGTTATAGGTAATAAACTGCCGCTTTTCTTTATCCAGATACACTTCATAGGCCGGATTACTCCCATCCAGGCGAAGATGCTCCGGGAAAAAGAAAGCCACCTTCAATATCCCATCCTGTTTGATACATCTTAGATAGGTATAATACTCACAGACTTCCCGAACATATCCGTAGTCAGTTTTTTCCTTTCTTGGCAGGTCTGAAGTCGCGATTTGCTTCATTTCATCCGTCGCTGTCAGCTTGGGAAGTGCCATCAGGGCTCTTTTTTTCATCTCAATTCACCATCCTCTTTGTCAAATCTACGCTATACCACACATCAGGCAGTAATGTAACGCCGTCAATCCGGCCCACTGCAACCTGTACGATACTTTCCGAATCCGGTGCTTCCTTCGCAAAAGCAAGGATGTCTCCCAGTCTGCCGGTGGCAACGGGGTCTTTACCCCGTACCACCGCATAGCCGCAGTTCGCCATTGCCCGGTTGGCTGCCACATGGGAGCTCCACACCCTGCGCGGATGATCTGCCATGTAGGCCAAACCATGTAAAAACAGCTCCTCTTTGGTGAGCCGCTTAATCACAGTCAGCTCCGTACAGGCGATTTTGGAGTCATGCTCATCTTCATCGATGTCGCCGCCGGCGTTGACAATATAATATTCCGAATGCTCCAGGCTGGAATAATAACTAAGGCAGTCCAGCGGGTCTTCCGCGCAGTGAAATCCATTTTCCCTGCAATTTGCTTTTTCAGTCGTATTGAGCCCCATCACAAACTGATAGCCACGGCATATCAGCCCGGGGCGAAAACCCTTATAAGCAATCATTCTTCATTTTTCCTCCTTTGCCGGCTCAGCCTGCCTTTGCCATCCCAAAATCCAGCAGCGACATCTGCCCATCCTGAGAAGGCTTTTTTTCCTCCTGCTTGGGTGCCGCCTTGGGTTCCGTCTTTTTCTTCTCTGCCGCCTTCTTGGGTTTGCTCTTTGCAGAGGACTTCCCAGCATACGGCTTGGGAACAAACTTCTCCTCATCCTCATGGTCTTCCTTGGCATCAGGGTCACGGAAATAATCTTCTGCCCACTGATAGCACATATCATCCGGCACATCGCAGCCATATGTCTGCTGTCCGGGACCAGGGTGGGTTCCGCTTGCTTTTAGTTCATCCTGCACATAATCCCATGCCTTTCGGTTGATGTACTGGAAACAGCGGATCATGTTCTTTTTCGGATGCATCGTCAGACGGGCAAACGCCGTATCTTCCATACAGAGCATCTGGATATGCTCGGACACACATTCCTTCATATTTCGCCGTGTCAGTTTTTCCACATCGGTACTCACCCTCTGGGTAGAGGCCGCGATTACTTCTTCATCACTCATCGCTTCCAGACGGGCGATCTGCTCCTGCTCCGCGGCTTTCTTCGCCTGCTGTTTGGCGTCAAATTCCGCTTTGCGCTGGGCTTCAGCCGCCTCATGCTCCGCACGCTTTTTTTCTTCATCTTCTGCGGCGGGCGGTTGTGCCGAATTCCCCTCCTCAGCAGACTTCTCTTCCCCATCAGACGCTACTTCATCCACAGGTTCTTCCTCTGCATCAGCCGAAGCAGTCTCACCGGCAGAAACCGAAGCCGCCGATACTGGGACAGTGTCTGTACCTACAGGCGGCACAGGCAAAGATTCCATCTCCTCCAGCTCAAAGGCTTCATCATCCTCAAAGGCTGCAGACGAATCGAACATACTGTTTTGCTGCTCCATTACTATTTCTGAAAAAACACCCATTGTAAAATCTCCTTTCGCAAAAAATGGCATGGAGCAGGCCGTTATGACCCTTTCCATGCCATTGTGTGTTGCTCACAGCACATATAAAAGTGTGCTGAAGCTGTCAAAACAGTAGCAGACCACGCCAGTATACTGCCTTGACCATTCCTTGATTTTGTCCTGCACCTCCTGCGCAGTCTTTTGATTGCTCATATTCCAGGGTGGAGGTACCGTTACGGTAAAGTAGCCATTCTCCAGACAACTTCTGACATCTACCGGAAGATTGGAACACTGCTCATACAGTGCTGTAATCTGGCTTTTCTTCTTTTCTGCAATACGCATCTGACCCCTATCCCTTCATTCCTGTTTTTGAGCAGGCTCCGGAAGTCTTTTACACAAGAATGGGGAGAAGCGTACCGGCGCAAAATCCCGGCAGTCATTCACATAGAAGTATGTGCGTTTGCCTTGGCAGTCCAGTTCCACCACATCAGATGGAGCCAACGGACGACCTCTGTAATCTTCCGGCAAATGCTCATTAAAGTCCAGGAACAGGCGCCCCAGCACTTCCATGTCATTCTGCCCCTTTGGGCAACAGACCTCTGCGCTCCATACCGTCTGATAGGCGGCGGCAGGCGGCTGTTCATATCCAGCCTTATGTAGCGCATCCAGTCGCTTGAATGCGAATGGTACTGTCTGTGTCTCACTTAGGCAAAGCTGGTAAATGCAAAACCTCCGGAAAACTCTCTGGCTGTCCAGAATATCCTTCAGCGCCCGATTGCCCTGAGCAAGAAATATCTGATACTCTTCCTTTGTAAGCCCCAGATACTCTGTCAGGTCCAAATCTTTCTCCGCTCTGGTGTGCCAAAGCTCGACGCAGCCATCTATATAGGTAAAGTCACACTTACCGCACAGATATTGCTGCTTAAAATTCATTCTCTGCACCTCCTTTTCCTTCTGTTCTTTCTCCCGAAGGGCAAGCTGCCAATCATCAAACCCTTTATAATTCGGATTCCAGGTCAGCTGACGACATGCCATTCCATTTTTCCGGGCCATCAGATAGATCTTAGATGCCCCGTTGGAGGTCATTTGGTTACTGTACTTATCCATATCATGAGCCTCAATGATCTCCTCAGTGCCATTCTGTGCCAGCAGTGCAAACAGCGTATCCAACTGGCTTGTGTTGTTTGCGCCGGCAATCGCCGCAAAAGTCCGGTTTGTCAGGCAGTGCGAGATGTCTGCTTTCAGCAGTCCCTCAATGACATAGACCACCCGAGCAGATGGATTGCCGATAAAATGTACCGGGCTCCCGGATGTGACACCCATATTTTTGGACGAGGACGAAAACCAGATGTATTTGGCTCCTGACTTATCCGGTGGATCATCTTTTTGCTTGAGCGGACTATCCAAAAGTATCTGCAGGCCATGTATCATACCGTCGTATCCCACAGCCGGAATCAAAATCCCTGCGTTTTTTCGGTAGAAGTTCATGGTCCAGCGCCCGCTGTCATCCAGATAAAAGCCGGGCACCCCCTCCACCTTGCATCCCTGTTTCATCAGCCGCTCGGTAATGGAGCGGCAAAGGAATGGGGGTGGAGTACTCTTGAACCCAATCCGGTCGATCTGTTCATCCGACAGTCCCCGTTTTGGGGAGTGCAGATGGTTGCGGTGGGCAGGCTGAAGAGGCAGCATAGCGAGCAGCAGCGAAAGCGTTTGATGAATTTCCTGTCCGCTGGCCCGTTCTGCTTGCTGCACTGTTTTTAGTTCGCCCCTCCTCTCATATCCCGCAAGGTCGGTCTGAGTCCCCGAAACCGGGGACCCAGTGCCAGCCTGCTGGTTTCCTGCCATCTCATATCCAGAGTTCGGCCGTTCCCTGTGAAAATCGTTGCACAGGGCTTCTCCTATTTCCCAATACGCATCGGATGTAGTCGTATTGTTTAGCCGCGCATAAAGCGCAAGCATACCGCCATGCTCATCACAATAATTGCACCGCCAGACATTTTTGACGAAATTCACATTCATCTTACCGCGGCGGTCACCACAAAACGGGCAATCCACATATACACTGTTTGCCTGTCGGCGTCTGATTCGTAGATGTAGAAGTTCCACTACATCCATAATACCGAACGGAAAATCTCCTGGATATGAGTCCATCTGTTCTCCCTCCCTTCTTGGCCCCATAGATGGGGCTGCTTATCATCCGGCTTTCTGTGCGGCCATACCATCGAGCATGATCTGCGCCGCAGCACGAACGATATTGTTGGTGCTCTTGTTGCCGGGGGTGAGGTAGAATTTCAGACTCACCGGACGCTCCTTGGCAACTGTTGCCATGGTCTTTCCTTTGCTCAGACCGCTATCCACCACCACATTCTGCGCTTCTTCAAAGGTCATTACCTTCAAGATGTCTTCTACCGGAGTGCTCTCCGTATAAGAAGGCGCCATAGGCTGATCGGGTGCTTCCTGTTGGACAACAGGCGCCACAGGCAGTTCTTCCGGTTCATCCGATTGGAATACGGAGGCGGTCGGCTGCTCAGACACATCATCCTGTTTTGGACTGCTATCCAATGTAACCTCGCGGCTCGGTACCGGCAGCTCCATATTGGAAGCATTCTCCTCTACCTTGCCGGCAGGCAGTGTATCCATATTCTCCTTCTCTTCTGCAACCATCTGTTGGACAACTGGCTGTACCGGAGAAACCGGGGACTGTTCATTCTGAACCGGCTTTGCCGCAGGTTTCTGAATAGGCGCCGGACGAGCAGGCGTATTACGGCCCTCTACGGCGTTCTGAGGCGCTCTTTCCGGCCGGGCATGAACTTCCCCACCAGATTGCCGCAGCGCCGCTCCAGGGGCTTCTACGGGCCTCTGCGCCGCATTTGGCATCGGTTGCCGGATAGGAGCCGTCCCGGAAAGCGGAATACTGCTTCCAAACACCTTGCCCGTACTGTCAACAGCAACATCGGCAAACTGCAGACCGAAACCGGCATCCGACAGCGCAGCACTCAATGCCTCATCCTGGGCAGCCTGTACATAGTCAGTACCTTCTTCTGCACTATGCTGCGAGATGTAACTGCTGATGGGCTCTGCATCACTGCGGTCCAGATAGACTCTGGCCTCCATAATCGCAAGCTGTTCCGTGATTCGCAGGGTAGTCAGTTTCATGCGGCCCTGTGGGTGACGCAGACGGAACCACAGTTTCTGATAAGGCAATTCCAACTGCAGCATTTCCTCATTGGTCTTTCTGGATACCTTATGGCGCAGAAATTTGAGCGGGTCAAAGCCCGGCACCTTGTTCAGTTCTGCCACTGCCGGAATTGTTTTGTACATCATAGGCATCGGATTACTTTTTTCGTTCATGTTGGAAACTCCTTTCTGACATAAAAATAGGAGACGCCAAGTGCTATTTCTGCATCTGACCTCTCTTTTTTAACTTGCGTTCTTTAATTGTTCTTCCAACGCAGCCGGAATGGGGATACCGGCTTTCTTTGCGTAGGCTTTGAAATACATCTGAATACGCATACCCAGCAGCGTATTCCGCTTGCCGATCTCATTACGATGGATTGCCATAAACAATACCTGTTTCTGCCCAATCAGAACCACCCGCTTTTTGGCACGCGTGATTCCGGTGTAGAGCAGATTACGGTACATCATGATGGTGTGCGCTTTGAGCAGCGGCATAATAACGGTCTCATACTCAGAGCCCATAGCCTTGTGGATCGTAGTAGCATAAGCCAGATCCACATTGCTCAAATCATCTACGCCGTATTCCAGTGTTCTGCCAGCGCCAAAATCCATGCCGATTTTTTTACCCTGGTCAGTGTCCTTAATATACCGGATGAAGCCCAGATCTCCATTAGAGACCTTTTCTGTGTTCTTGGTCTGCATGATGCGGTCATTGATCCGGAATATCTTGGGGCCGAACTTGATTTCCTCCTCCGCAGAGCGGAATGGGTTGACCAATTCACGAATGGTCTCATTCAGCTGTTCCGACGACGCGGCGCCTTCTGAACGGAAAGGTGAAAGAATCTGCACATTCTCAATGCCACTCTCCTGTATCTCCAAACAATACCGTTCTGTAATCTTTTCAGCGGTGTCTTCCTGACTATCACCAGACACGAAAACAAAGTCCGGTCCGTAAAACAGTTTGGTATTGCCCTCGTTAATAAATTTGGCATTATAGGCAATCAGACTATCCTTCGACTGACGGAAAATCTGATCCAGCACCGTTACTGGGACGATTTTGGTTTCGATGATCTCACGGAACACATTTCCGGCTCCTACGCTGGGAAGCTGATCTGGGTCGCCTACCAGCACGATTCTGGCATTTATCTTCATGCGTTCAAAAAATTTCTCAGCAAGCCACATATCCACCATGGAAAACTCATCCACAATGATTAAATCGGCCGACAGTGGCTCTGACTTTCTGTTCCGGCTACCCTCATCCTCTTCACTGGTCAGTCCCAGACCACTGTGTAATGTTCGGGCATCCTCAAAGCCGGTACTCTCCGACATCCTGCGGCTTGCCCGACCGGTAGGTGCCATAAGAGCAATTTTGCCATCAGGGTGCAGCCGCCGGTAAACCTCAAGTATCGTCCGCAGCACTGTTGTTTTACCAGTACCAGGAGAACCCGTAATCACTGACAAGCCATGCCTAAATGCTGCATAGACCGCAGCCTCCTGCTGTGCAGACAGGCGCAGTCCCATTTCAACCTTGACCTGTTCCAGCACCGGCGCAATATGCTCTACTGGCATCTGGGCGACCAGACGCTGGGCGATCCGGCGCGCCGTTTCGTCCTCTTGGGCAAACACTCTGGGAAGATAGATATTATCCTTCACGGAAACGATTGCTCCATTCAGGATCATTTCCTGCATCATATCCCTGACTTCCTGCTGATGCAGGCGAAGCTCCGGTACAGGTATCTTCTCATTGAGCAGTTTCAGCGCTGATTTCTCCAGTTCTTCAGAACTGATGTACAGATGGCCTCGTTTACTCTTGCCCTCATCCAGCACACAAAAGACAGCCCCTTTGATACGCATAGGGTCATGGAGATCGCCCCCGCTCTTTTGTACGATTGCATCTACCCGCCGAAATCCAAAGCCGGAGATCTGGCAAAGCTCAAATGGGCTCTTTTCCAAAATCTCTACGCTGGTCGGGCCGAAATATTGATATATTTTCAATGCCGTCTTGGGAGTAATCTTAAACGGTGCCAGCAAGGTCATAATTCCTTGGAGCATACGGTTTTCTGCATAAGAAGCTTTGATGTCCTCCAATTTACTTTCCGTAATGCCCCGGATCTCCAACAGCCGCTCCGGCTGGTGTTCCAGAATATCCAGTGTGTCCACACCGAACCGCTCCACAATGTCTGCGGCTGTTTTGGGACCAATCCCTTTGATAAGCCCGGAGGCAAGGTAGCCCTCTACGCCGTTTTTTGTTCTGGGCACAATTTCACGCCACTGCTCCACCTGGAGCTGGACACCATACTTGCCTTTTGCCCATTCACCATCCAGTTCCAACTCTACCGCATCTGTCCGTGGAATCTCATACCCCACAGCTGTAAAGCGGATCAAATGGTCTTTGTACCGCCTGTTTGACCTGGCCTCAGCTGGCACACTCTGGTCTGCGGTTTTTACACTGACGATGCAAAACTTATTGGCAGGATTATAAAAAATCGTCCCGTCGTAGGTACCAATACAATTCATCCTTTTTCACCTCACTAAGCGGCCTCCATAATCGAGGCTCTAACACTGAACCGTCTGGATTCGGATACTGTAACAAACTGCTCGTAAATATCCGGATGCTCCAGTTTCAACCGAAGCAGGTTATCCTTGTCGATGACGGACTTGCGAACAGGGGTATAGGTAACCGTATAGTTTACGCCCTCCTGCTCACAGACTGCAGTGCAGCTGGTACCCATTTCCGCAATCAACAGCGCCTTCAGACGCTGAATATCCTTGTCGATTTCTTTGGAGTACACCTCTGCATTTTTCTTTTCATCCAGAAGCCGCAAATACTGCATGAGTTTTGCAGTCATATCCAGGTCGAGTGCAACGGCCGGGGCATTTTTATCTGCCGGACCAAAGTGTTTGCGTGCGCTCTCAATAATCAAGGCCCCACTCTCTGTATAGGGCGGCGGCACATGGCGCTGCACATGGTTTTCCCAGAAATACTGCTCCAAAAAGACCATCTCAGCCTCATACTCGAAATCACGCTTGACCTCCCGGATAATAACTTCCTCCTCGTTGTTACCATACAGGCAGCAAAAGAAACATCGGTCAAGATCCGTTACTGCCATATAATGACGCCCCTGAGATTCATAGTAGACTGGAACAGTCTCCTTCCCATTCATCCACCAGTTATCTCTGGCATTATAGTTTGTGGTCTTGATCTCAAGGATCGCTGTGGCGCCATCCGGCAGTTCCACAAAGTAGTCCACATCAGCCAGCATCCAAGGATACTGTGGGTGCTGGAACATCTTTTTGATTTGGTAGACCCGATATCCGGTTTTCCGCTCGAATATCTTTGCTACCAGAGGCTCCAGCAAATGCCCCATTTCCATGGCAACCCAGTTGCCCTCATCATCTTCCACTGACGCTATGTTCAGTTTGTCGTAGTACAGATCCCTGGCTGTCCGGAATGGAGAAGTGCCAAAGATTGCTGATACATCGCTGCCGCCGATTCCACGGCGCCGGTAATCCAGCCAGTCTTCTTCTGAAAGATCTGCCGTTTCTACCAGCACCAGCGGTTCATGCCGCTTTCGTTCAGCACTATTGCTGCCAGACATATCAAATCCCCCTTCGTGATCTTCGGGGCAAAATAACTGCCCTCGCCATTGGTGCAACATTTCGGGGCCGGAGCGAAGATACTGCCTGTCTCTTCATCTTCCAGTCCGTGGAGTGTGCCGGCTTGACCCGCCGACCATTCTGCTTTCTTTTCTGCTTCACATTCATGTACATGACCTGCCTTTCTCAGTTTTGATTTATCCTTAAAGCCCTTTCAGGCTTACAGGCAATAAAAAAGCGAGAATGACAGACGGCATAAAGCCTGGCGTCCATAGTTGCCTATGAACCGATGTCATTCTCGCAATGGTGGGTAAATCCCGTAAAATAAAAAAAGCCAGCAATATACCGGCCTGAAAAGGCGCAGTGATACTACTGACACAAGTACAAAATTAACAGCGTGTGCAATGCAGTCATTACTCCGCAACACAAGCCCTAAAGCCTGTGTACCCTGACGGGCAACGCACAAAAATCAATTACATTGCAATTCTAACACAATATATAGTGCTTGTCAATTCAAACATTCTATATATTGATTTTTGGATTTTCTTTAAATTTTCTTTCCTCTTTGCAGAAGTTCTTTCTTCCCCGCCTATTTATAGGATGTATCGGATCATTTGGTAATACCGGATGATCCCTACGCTCTTTTAGTACCTTGACAAGTTCATAACCTCTATGGGGAGTTATACAGGAATTCTGGACAGTGTGCGATGACCACAGAAGCGCGCCCATAATCGAAGTGCTGCACAGCAGCAGCCTGAAATACACGGCAGAACCGTTCTGGCGTAGGAAATGGCCCCATTAGAGTTCTTTTGTTATTTCAATACCTCCTGACCTCAAGACCGTTTTCATTGTTTTTGTTGAAAACCTTCTTCTACAAATCGTAAGGGATCATTGTAATCGAAAAAAGGAGGACGATTATGGAGAAAAGAAAACCGAATGACCTACCGCCGGAGCAGTGCTTGGCTGTTGATACCGATACCCTTTGCAAGCTGTTGTGCTGTGGAAGGCACACTGCAGTACAGATTGGGGATCTTGCCAATGCACGCATTACTATGAACACCCGTGTCCTATGGAGTGTCCAGCGTATCAAAGAATATCTTTATGATATTTCCGGCTAAATAACCATGCCAGTAAGGCGCACTACACTTTTATAATCAGGAGGTACCAGTAATGGCAAAAGTGAGAAAAGACAACAAAGGACGAAATCTTCGGCCCGGAGAAACACAACGGGCAGATGGCAGCTATATGTATGTCTACAAATTAGGCACTAAAAAGAAATATCTTTACGACTCCGATCTCGCAAGTCTTCGTGTCAAAGAAAAGCAGATCAACAAAGATAAGGATGATGGCATCCGTACTCAGGAAGCCATGAAGCTTACCCTGAATGATATGTTCAAGGTCTACATGAATAACAACATCAAACTGAAGCCCTCTACCAGAGCAAATTATCTTTACCTGTGGGACTTCTATGTGAAAGAAGAGCCTTTCGCTAACATGCCTCTTCCACAAATCCGCAGAAGTGATATTCTCGCGTTTTATACCAAACTGCTGAAACACGGCTTTGCTATCAACTCACTGGAGAGCATCAACACCATTGTTCACCCTACGCTTGAAATGGCCGTGGACGACGATTACATCCGCAAAAATCCCAGCAAGGGCATTTACCGCAAGCTCAAGACGGATGGCAGCGCTCCAAAGCCTAAACGGCGGATCGCACTCACTAAAACGCAACAGCAGAATTTCCTGCGTTTTATTGCCAAGTCCCCTACATACAGCCATTGGCTCCCCATCATGACTGTGCTCCTTGGAACAGGAATGCGTGTAGCAGAATGTACCGGCATTACCAAAAGCGATATTAACTTGAGCGAAAACACAATCTCCGTCAACCACAACTTAATCTACCGGGTCATTGACGGAAAAGCCGGATTTCACATTACCACTCCCAAAACTGAGAGCGGTACACGAATTATCCCTATCCTCTATCCAGAGGTGGCCGAGCAGCTTCGCCTCCAGATTGAAACCATCGACGCATTGTATCCAGACGATCAACTGGTGTTAGGAGGAGTTCACGGTTTTGTTTTCCGCAACAGAACCGGCTCATTCATGAGCGCCCACAATATCAATCGGGCGATTGAGAGAATCAGCGTAACTTACAACATGGAGGAAATGGATCAGGCTGAACTGGAAGACCGTGAACCGGATCTGCTCCCTCATTTTAGTGTTCACAACTTGCGGCACACCTTCTGTACCCGGCTCTGCGAAAGCACCAACGATGTTAAATTCATTCAGCAAGTCATGGGGCATGCCGATTTCTCTACTACAATGGACATCTACACCCATATCACACAAGAGAATATGCAGGAGAAGGCAAAAAACATTAGTGTGAACATGAAGCTGATGTAAAAAGAAAGGCGAATCTGCATTTTATAAGCAGATCCGCCTTTCATATTGCTTCATCCGGTTTCGTAGGGTCTCGCGCAAAAGTTGTAGAAAAGTTGTAGTAACGCGATTTTTTGTAGTAAATGACCTCTTTAGTACAGCTTTGCTCCTGCCGGAATACTGTCATCCAGCATCAAAAGATTTAAGCCTTCCCGTCCGTCATACTCGTACACTGCAGAAATCAGCATACCCTCGGAATCAATACCCATCATCTTTCTCGGCGGCAGGTTTGTGATTGCCACACAGGTCTTACCAACCAGCTCTTCCGGCTCGTAATACTCGTGAATACCGCTTAAAATGGTGCGTTTCCGGTCTGTTCCGTCATTCAGTGTGAATTTCAAGAGCTTCTTGGACTTCGGCACTGCCTCACAGGCTTCGATCTTAACCACTCTGAAATCAGACTTGCTGAATGTCTCAAAGTCTACATCATCTGCAAACAAAGGCTCGATTTTCACCTTGGAAAGATCAATCTGTACGCTTGGCGCGGACACAGTTGCATCCTCTGCAGAACCATTTACCGCTGCTTTTTCGGCTTTGTTTTCAGCCCGCTTTGGTTCCAGGGTCTTCATTGGCGGGAATATTATCTCGGTATCGTCGTAACTTCTCATAAGTTCTTATAACCCCTGTGCCACAACGTTTTGCGGACATTTGCGATAACGCAACGTCTCATAAATTCTTATAACTTCTCGGTCAATTGGTGTCAAAACTGGTGTCAAACCCAGCTCAGGACACTCTGATTTTTCCTTCGAGATTTGCGAAGCTGGACATCTTCTTTTCCTTGGTTGCTTCGTTGTAGACATCCATCGTTGTCTCGATGTTTCGATGCCCCATAATCTCTTGGATTACTTTTAGGTTTGTTTCGTTCTCGCAAAGGCGAGTACAGAATGTGTGTCTGAGATTGTGTGCGCTGAAGTGTGGAAGTAAGACCGGTTCTCGGTGTTCCTGTCCTGCCTGCTCCGTCTCTTCCGCATTGTAGTCACGAATGATTCTATCAAGCGCTCTGTTGATGACGTGTGGGGTGAGCATTTCTCCGAACCTGTTTTTGAAAATGAAGTTCGTATATCCATCGACCTCACACTCGTTGAAGCCCTCCTCCATGTGCTTCAATCGAATCTGGAGTAAAGCTGCTCTCACATCAGAGAACATCGGAATGATTCGTGTGCCTGCTCGTGTCTTTGGCGTGGTGATGTGAAGTTCCATCTTTCCGCTTTCTTGTTGACGATATATCAAATTATGGTTGATGTCAATAATATTTTGCGTGAAATCACAATCTTCCCATCGTAGCCCAAGGACTTCTCCTATGCGAGCACCCGTCCCAAGCATGACCGTAAACAGCGGCATCCAATGCTTGTACGTTTTTGAGCTGGACACAAAATCAAGGAACTTGTCTTGCTGCGGTTCTGTCAGTGCGTGTCGTTTAGGTTTCTCCCAGTTGTGGCTCTTCTTGATTTCAGCCATTACGCCGTCGGTTGGGTTCGTTCTGATGAATCCGTCCCTTACAGCCACATTAAAAACCGGATGGAGGATAGTATGAATTGTCTCCATACTGTTTGGCTTAAACCCAATGTCTTTAATGAGGTGAATGTAGAACCGCTTGATATCACTGTACTTTATGTCGGCAATGTTCTTCGTGCCTATCTCGTCACGAACATATTTCCTGTACATATACTTGTAGTTGGTTCTTGTTGATGCTTTGAGCTCATACTTGGTTTCGATATAGGCATCGTAGAAACTGTTCAGCGTCATCTTGTACGCCGTATAGGAACTGATGCCATCATCCATATCCCTTTGGATACGCTTTATCTGAGTCCTTAGTGGCTCTGTGCTGCGCTTGCCATCGGGTGCCTTGTCTGACTCCACAAGCCTCCAACTATAAATCGCTCGGCGTATTCCACCAGCGTCAGTATAGCGGTACATATACTTCCCGTCGCTTCTCTGTACTTCTCCTTCTCTCAGAATTCTGCCTTTGTTGTCTTTCCTTTTTTCAGGCATGGCTACTCCTTTTGTCTGAAAATGAATATCAACATGGCGTTTTCAATATACCATAGTCTGGATTCACTTTCAAGTTAGATGTCATATAAGGTTGAGTTGGTCAACAAATCGCTCGAATTTTGTACGTTTAATCTGTGGGCGTGTGCCATTCCAAAGGACAAAATCAGCGTCTTTGTTTTCGCTGACAATTTTACGCAGCTTATTTTCTCCGATACGGAAGTATTGCGATGCCTCCTGAATTGTCAGTGTGTACCTCTCCCAGAATGGGATTTGCATGGTACTAATGTTTTCACCTCCCTGTGAGCTGCGTGTATGTAAAAAAAGAAAGGGCTGGCAATGAAGCCAGCCCCGTGTCTACCATTTTGGTAATTGTGGAACCTAATCGATGATGCTGATTACTATGTAGGCGATAATTACAATGATGACCGGAATCCAGACAGGTGCAAGCACCCACCACCAACTCCAGTCAATTACGCCAATCAGTTTCAGGACGACAAAGACCACGGCGAGTACATCGCACAATCCAAGACCTTTTGAAGATGAGTCTTTCATGTGTGGTTCCTCTTACGCTTTGCCATCCGTAGAGCCCATGCCGCCGTTTCTGACGCCTGTTGCATCATCGGAGTATGTAATCCCATACGGAATAAAGATTGCCTGCATAAAGCCGTTACCGGCTTCAACGTGCACAATCTTTTGGCTCTTGCTGTCGTTTGTAATCTTGGCGAAAATGTGCCCCTCATTGTCTGAGAAGTAATAGTCGCTGTCGATAACGCCCATCGTATTGTCAAACTGCATACGGAACTTGAAGCCCAGACCACTACGCGGCAGGCAACCGAGCCACCAGCCCTCGTCAATCTTCACTCTGATGCCGGTGGGAATCTTCATTGTCTCGCCGGGGCGCATCTCAAAGGTGAATGGTGCCTTAAAGTCATAACCGGCGGAGCCAGTTGTTGCTCTGCTGGGGAGTGCAATTTCCTCCCACATCTTTCTGAGGTCATCTTCGATGGCAGGGGGCAACTCCCGCCCCCTATAAAATTCATCTTTCATCGCGTCACGGAACTGTTCAAAGCTGACCTTCTCAAATTCTCCAACTCTCTGCATTGTGTCCTCCTTAGCTATTTGTTTTGCAAGTACAAGACGGTTCGCCCCACCAAGGCTTAACTGTTTCTTGGTAGGTTTGGAACGGTGGGAAGTACATGGTGTCGTCATCTTCGGTTGTCTCTGTAACCGTCTCTCTCACGACTTTCCCGTTTGCGTCATACTCGCGGACAGTTTCCTTAATTGTACGTTTAATCATACGCCCTCCTTATTTGCGCTTGATTGTCTTTGCAATCAGACAAACGGAAGCGATGATGGATGCAATACCGGCAGCACCGGTAATAATGTCCAGAATTGAAGGTGTCGGTTCCTGAAGCTCAATCAGACCGTCGAGCATTTCAGCGATATCCTCGTCGCTCGTAGTGGAAGTAGTGACTGTGTAACCGGCACAATCAGGCTCTTCTCTCGTCTCCGTATGAATCTCGTGGGTCACGTTGCCTTTCTCATCGAACTCTCTTGTGGTCTCGTAGGTAGTTGTCAGTTTGTTCATGGCTGTCATCATGGTTAATCCTCTCTTTATTCCGTCTTTGTGTAGAGACCGCAGTGGCAGGTTCCACTTGCCATCTCTCTGAACTCCTTACACATACACTTCGTATCCTCGTTCTTTTCGAGGGAGCATGGGCAGAAGCCATTATTGTCTTTCAATGCTTTGCGCATATCGTTAACAAACGCTTTGTCTGGATTGATGTTGATTTTCATTGATGTCTTCTCCAATATGTTTAACTGTCGAACCGCTCTGCGTATTGATTATCAGAAGCGAGTTCGACGCCAAGCACTTCATCAAATATGTGCTTTTGGTTCGGGATGTATCGTCCGAACTTTACAATCACGTTCCCATAAGCGGCAAGCTGTTGAACCCATTCAGGGACTTCTTCAAAATAGTAACCCGTATAAATGACAACGTCGTCTTTACACTGGAATTGACTGCGAAGAACCTCAAGGAACGAACACAGCTCATCAAATTGTTCAAGCGGTTCAAGCCCACCAAACACGATTGATTCCGTAAGCGGATTATTCAGATACCGGAGGCACAGTTGCTCGTCGTCAATACTGATGGGGGCGCTTGCACGCCACCCATCATTTTGACAGACCGACAACGGGATGCCTGCTTCGATACAGCACTTGCCACCACAAGAAATCGTTCCAATGAACATTGCAGGCTTCTTGTAATTGGTGAAGTCTTCATCCACGATTGTCTTTACTCTCATTCGCTCATAGCCTCCGCATAGCTGTACCACTGTCTTGTGTTGAACTCACGGAAACGGTCTTTGGAGTAAGCCCTTGACGGAACGAGATACCCAACAATGCGCTGGTATGTATCGAAGACAGGCTCGCCGCATACTGGGCAATGGTCAGTACCGACAAAGCCGTGATGGTTCTTGCACTCATTGATACGGGTGTTGAACGCAAAGTAAATCACGCCAGCCTGAGCAATCTTGTTCAGCATCTTCCATGCTGTTTCTGTGTTTGGGAAATTGGATTCCAAATTGATGTGCGCGATACTGCCGCCAGAACACTTCTCATCAAGGATTGAGCTGAGGCGGAGCTTTTCCTGAATGGTGCATTTCGCAGACAGCGGAATCCACTGGTTCGAGTAGATGAACTTGTCATTGTGGTCGTACAGAACGTTGTCTTTCTGGCACAGGATAACTGCCGCACGCTCTGCAGGAACACTCTCGATGTTAAAAGAGTAAGCATCGGTGAAGTTGTCCTTGACTTCATTCAGCACCTCAAAGATTTTGCTTGCAAAAGCGATGCCTTCATCGGTGTAGCTGATATAACCGAATTCATCTGTCTTGGTGTAACCAAACGCCTCAATGACTTCATACAGACCAAGGATACCCATTGTGCAGTATTGCTTGTCCATCTCGACCGCACCATCCTGATAGTTGGGGAGCAATCCCTTCTCAACGTTCCTCTTGATGATATGGCGAACAGTATCGAGTGTCTTACAACACAGCAACGCACGCTTTTTTAGCAGAGCAAGATACTTTTTCTCGTCGCACTCAGTTTCCAACGCAATCCGCATGAGGTTGATTGTGTTGACCTTTACAGAACCGATGGAGAGCGCTGTACCGCCAATCGAGTTGATGAACGCATTGAGTTTTGAGGTATCAGACAGCAGACGGCAGCAGTTACTCAGCGTGTTTACATCACCGCTGATGAAGAAGTTGCTGTCATTCCACGTTACATTGTGGTCGGAACACCATCTGGCGAACTCTTCATCGACGAATTTGCCGTCACGGTAAAGCAAACTGTATGTCAGCACTGGGAACGTAAACATATTCTCGCTTCTGATTTGCGAAACGACCTCCATAAAGAGCTTTTGATGCTCAATCAGCTCTTCAACGCAGTCAATCACATATGTTCCGTCAGGATATTGCACGCCGCCGAACAACGCCTCAATGTAATTTCGGTCAAAAATTGACACATTAACAAAGGCAGTCTGGTCGATGCGCATAAACGGCTGGTTCAGACGGTAGATAAACTTCTGGAAGCACTGTTTGATGTAGTATTCGGGGTTCTTAATGAAGTGACCACTCTCACAGTCCTTTTTCCAGAAGTAATACGTCCAGATAAGGACGTTGGGGATGCCTACAGCACCGGAACTACGATTGCTCATGTAGCTGATATACTCAATTACGTCATCCATGAACGTTGTGAGGTGCTTTGGAGCCTGATTATTGTAGTTTTTGAGGAAGAAAAGACCCTCGGTTGCCAGTCTGGTCAGGTCATAGGCATAGCAGTACGGCAGATATGTAGAAGTAGACGCATCATGCAGATAAAACCCGCCGTTATACTCTGTTTCAAGCCATTCACGGGCTGTTTTCAGGTTGTAGCGCTTCTTCATCTCATAGAAAATCTTGTTGAAAGCGAACAGCTTATCGTGAGACTTACCCTTTTCATTCAAAAGACTGCGAATATCCTTGTTGGATGCGTTCGCATTGGCATCGATGGTCACGTCGGCGACATTCTTGTCAATGAAACCATCGATGAAATCCGAAAAGTTCAGTTGCGTTTCGTGGAAACCGTTCAGGTACTCGAAATCTTCACCATAACGCTCATTGAGTGTGGTCATAGCCTTTTCAAAGTCCCTGTTCATTTTGAGTGGAATGTTCATTGCTTAATCTCCCTTCGCTTATTGTTGGTTCACCCAGTCATTTGCTGTCGAGAAGTCAAGTAATTTATTGTTCACACTAAGAACGGGCACCTGACTGATTCCAAGTGACAGCATCTCATCCACAGAATTATTTTCTGTGTACTTGATACCCTTTTCTTCCAGCTTTTTCTTCAAAACCTTGCACTTTGGACATCCTGTTGAGTACAAAGTAATTTCCATTGGCACCTCCTTCCAACCTTTAAGGTCTCCTTCCTCTGCAAGGAGCGTAATCGCTGAATAAACCTCAACCCATGTTTCTACGCGGAGCATCCCATTAGCTTCTGCGTCATATTTTTTATTGTGTTGCGCAGTCATAAGGATTTTGAAATAGTTCCCACCCTCAAGGTTGTGGATGCCATCGTCGATGAGGACATCACCATTCACAAGCTGCTTGTGGGAAGTGATAATGACATCGTTCCACGTTAGGAACGGGAAGTATTTGAATAACACCCGTTCCATTTTTGATGCGAGCGTATGGTAGTTCGATGTGGTTACAATCAAGACCTTATGCCCATCTGCAATAAGCTTTTGCAAAGCCTCTGATGCACCATCAATTGGCTTAACCCAATCCCAGAAATCATCCTCGAACAATGGGGCGTACACCTGTTCATTCGTGAGCGTCGGGAACGCCTTAGAAATATCCCAACCGGTGATATCTGTCAGCTTTGTAGTCGTTCCGTGGCGGGCGTTCAGGTAATCAAGCCAAGCGCTTGCCAGCGATTCAATCGTGTCATCCATGTCAACCAAGATTGTCAGATGCTTCATTTAGCCTCCTTATAGCTCATCAATCGTCATCTGATGAGAGCCAAGGTATTCGACCAGCCAATCGATGACGTTTCTTTTCAGGTCAGTCAGTGACCCATTATTCGTTATGTAATAATCTGGCTCAACATTGTCGAGCGCTGTCTCAGAAGGGTGCGCTTGCTGTTCTGGGGTAAGAGGGCTCTTGAAGTCCTTTCTGACAACACGCAAATTAACTGTGTCCAATCCAGCCTCTTTGAGATAATCAATCTCATTTGGGAATCGGCAATCAGGAATCAGCACATAGTCCCACTCATTTGGGAATAACTCCAAAATCGATGTGACAAACCCGACCCAATAGTCAGGGCGCTTCTGCCGAATGATGTCCGTCCCGACATATTGAAGAATATGCCGACCAGCATCATCTTTCTGTCCGTCCCATCCAAAGAACTGTTTGCAAATATATTTGAGCAGGTCTGCGTAATGGGTAATCAAGACTTTATATCCGTCTGCTTCTAAAGCTGCTTTAAGCAATCCAGCAGTGGTGTCTTTCCCGTTTTGGGCTTTACCAGAAATCGTAATAACTTTCACCTGTCAACCTCCTTTGTGTTGCTTCGCATACTTTCGGAATTTATCTATGGCTTGCCGAACATTCATTGGCGAATCTGGCGGTCGCCATTTGTGTTCACCGCCGTAATACAGCTCTCTGACCTTGCAAAATGCTGCAACCACAGGCTTGTCTGTATCATCTACTTTGTGCTCACAAACAATTGCAACTGCCTTCTTACCAGCCTTTGTAAAGTCATCGACCATTCTTTGGATAGCAAGTCGTTGCCCGTATGGTACTCTTGCATCCTTGTGTTTTACTTCGAGGAGTATGTATTCTGAGTCGTGATACTCAATTAGCCCATCAATATCTGTAGGGTATATTCCGTTATCAAGTTCCAGCCCTTTGAAATCGATGAGTTGTTTCATACGTTTGGGGTTCAGTATCTTGCTTTTCATAAGACCTCCAGATTTAAGCAGGTCTTGGTCGGTTGTCGTCATTGCCAAATAGCAATACAGCCGCAAGAATCACAACGACAACTGTAAGCGCCCCATTCATTGTTTGCGCGGCATCATACCGCAGGTCTTTTTCTCTGAGCAAAAACCCATGAGCTTGCATTTCGGCATGAAATAGTGGTCTACGATGTACTTCCATTCCTCCGAGTAGTTTCCCAAAGCATCGCATACATCGTTGAATAACCCCCTATATTCATGGTAGGCTCGATTGCACATTCTCTGATGCGACATATCCATCAGGTTGCGCATATTGTGCTTACACACAATTTTCGTCTCCATGCCAAGCGGAAGTCCTAATGCTGAGTCCTCACGAGGAACACCAATAATGTCGAGACTCTCTAAATATGATTTGATATGTCCCATCAAATCCTCATAGACCTTTTTCGCTTCTGGATTGCCTTCGATGCTTGGCGGCGTAACATATCCAAAACCATGTTCGTAGTCGATATATCGCGTACTCGCCTGAAGGCGTGTGGGCAGACCACCGATATGGGTGTACCATTCACGGATAACCCGTGCCGAATACCCTTCAAGAGTCAAATACACATCAGGGAACTCAAATGTTCTCCCGTGTCCACTCTCAAGGCAGTCAATGCCTCTGAGATAATTCTTCTCATCATTACTGGTATTTGCTCCCCAGCAGATACCAGCCTCTACGCCAATCATCGTGATTGGCTTTTTGTATGTATAATCTTGAACAATTACTTTTCCCATTCGTTACTTAACCTCCGTAAAGTTCTGGGTAACTGCTATAACACAAATAGGTATAGCCGTAATAGCTGCTGTACAGTTCAAGATAAACGCCGCTACCTTGTACCCCACCGGACTGGAATACGACTGACGGTTCATTCAAAACACGTTCGCCGCTTAAAAGGCGAGCTGCTGCTTCAACGCAGGATTCAAACGGAGTCAGGTTTTTGAAATAGTCTGTATTCGCGTTAGCATATTGTCCTTCTGCGTGGATGACTTCTTTGATTGTATCTGGGAACTCTGGGGAATCAGCTCTATTGATAACCACCTCGCCAACAGCCAGCTTCCACTCAAAGGGTAAGCGCTCGTCACCACATTCATCCGTGAGAATCTTTGATAACTCAAGCAAATCTTCAAAGAAGACCTTTATCACGTCCAAGCCGAGCACATCAATTTTCTTGTTTCGGGCTTTCTCTGCAGCTAAGCCCGCTTCATAATCACCGTTTAAGCAACTCTGCTTCATTATGCTGAGATAATCAATGTCATCAGAGAAGCCGTCTACTTCCTCCGTGTGGCACATTACATCCTCTTCAGGCTCCTCAATCGTCTGGTTTGCGTCCGTCGCTGTGATAGCGGTTTCCAACGCATCGACTTCCGTTTTCTCCTCAATGGTTAATGGTGCCTCTTGTCTGGCAGATGCGCTACTGCATCCGCAGATTGAAACGCACATCATAGATACCAGCAAGAAGATAGTGAAAATTTTTCGCATTGTTCTACCTCTCTACTGTCTACGAAAAAAGAGCTCCAGAGTGTTTTACTCTGGGCTCTTCCACATAGTATGTTTAGCCTCTTACTTTTCTTATGCGTGCTGGAGAGTTTCTTTAATGGCAAAACTGTCAAGGAACTCATCCAGCATTTTTGTATCGCCGGGATTCAGCGGTTCTTCTGCTCGTGACGCCATAGGGCGTGCTGGTCTCTGTGCCCGCACTGGGCGTGCAGGTTCGACAGTAGCAGCAGGAACCGCACCAAGCCAATCAACCGTCGCACGACCAATGTTATTCCAATTAAGTCGTGCTGTCGTTCCCACAAGGTCTTCCATTTCAAGCACCCCGTGTTGGAGGTCAATCGGGATTCCATCGACAAACAACTGCCCATCTCTATAGTTCATTTCTACTGGACGTGCAGCATTAACCGCTGCAGCAGTTACTGTCCCCGCCGCATTTGTCTCATTGATGGCATCAACAGCGGTATTTGTTACGGTTACATTGGCTGTTGCCCTTGTACCATTCCCAAAACTGGCGGTCAATCCCATATCCCGGAAGCAAATCGGCTCTCTACTCTCAAGTTGGAACAGTCTGTTCTCATCGCCGACAACGATAATGTCATTTACCTCCATACCGTTGTAATACTCCATCCCGAGCATAGCCGGTTTGAGAATATCGCTGTATCCCTGCTCATTAACAATACCAATTCTGTACCCACGATAAATACCGTGGTCAGTATTGCGAACGTCAAACGTAACACCTGCGTGTTCAGAGAGGAATCTATAAACGTCTCTCGTTACAATCAGCGCAATTTCATACCTTCCACCCGTATAGGCTTGCACTCGCTCTGCCTTTCGAATGGCATCTTCTAAAGCAGTGTTGAACTCTGCCCTCGTCACTCGTCATCGACCTCCTCAATTGGAGACACGTTACACTCACTTACAATCTTGTCGAAGCAGTCACAGCAAAGTTGCAAATCAACGTTGTCTCCGTCATGGATACTTCCGTATCCGATGTGTTGTCTATGTATAGAGAAATCTTCCTGCAGGTCAAAGAGGTCGAGCTCCTTGCCGCAATAATTGCAGACACGTTTGTCTGACAAGTTTTGCACCTCCTATGCACTTATAAAATCTGTGTTTTATATCACCCTTACTGCCGAAGCAGCAGGTTTGATTTTGAAACCGCTGAGGAAGTTGTCCAGTTCCTCGCCACCATATGTCCCATCGGTAAATCGCAATGGCTGTTCACAGCGTTCAATCTCAGACAGGATGACCGCGTTCAGGTCGCTTAGATATAGGATGCGATTGAATGTGCGTCCCTTGAACTCCTGCGTGTCATATGCGGTAATGAAATACAGAACGGATGATTTCTTCGTGTTTAGAATGGAGTATGTTTTAGAAAAGGAAGCTACATCAAATCCTCTTTGCATTACCCATCCCGGAAGATTCCCCAGTTCTACTTCCCTCCAAAGAGTCTTAACCAGCTCTTTGGTATTACGCATATTATCAAGTACGACACACACCGAAACATTCTCTTGCTGAGAGCAGAACAAAAGGGCTTCTGCAAATGTATCTCCGGTTAATACTTCCATGTCTCCACCTCCAATTACAGAACCTTGTCATACGCTGTCAGCTTGAAATACTCACCATCACGCTGGTAGCCTTTGCAGTAAATGATGTCACCGACTTTAACCGGTTCTTTCTTAAACTCACGGTTGAATAACGTGAATCTACTTTCTTTGCCGCTACCGATTGATTTCGTAAAGACGCTGTAAGCAAATTGCTCACCATCTCTTCTCCGAACCAGTGGCTTCATATCTGTTATGTATAGCTTGCGTCTGTCCGCTTCATTGCCAGACACATACCCGATATAGCCCATCACATCATAGAAGTTACGGACTTTGATAATATCGCTGAGGTCATCCATGCCAACTGTTTTCACCGCGTCTTCTGCGCCACGCAAAATCGACATCACATCAAGAAGTGTATAGCTCTTAGCTTCGCCACCAGATTTTGTAACACCGACCGCATATCGCTTCACAATTTCTTCGAGCGGTGTCCCATCAACTTCAGACTTTTTGATTTGCTTTGCTTGCCCCCTCTTGAAGGTATTGAAGAACAAGTCAACCATCCGAAGCAACTCACGCTGATTGCCGAAATCGGAGAAGAAGTCCAGCTTAATCAAAATGTCAAGCTGCCTTGAGTTAATACTCGTTTTCTCATCGAGGTCTTTCAGCAAATCCATAAAGCAGGAATACTTGTTTTTCGCTGCGAGGTCATACAATTCATCGGCAAGACCAGCACTCATATACTTGATTGATGTGAGACCCTTGGCGATGATTTTCCGCTCTCTGTCGAAGAAGTATTCACCTCTGGACAATCCCCATTTAGGCAACGTCACTCGAATACCGACCTTATGGGCATAGCTTGTAATGTCAGCAGTCTTGTCCATATTGTCGCCGAAGATGTTCAACGCCGCTGTTAAGAACTCCAACGGGTAATAATAGCGCAGATAGCCGCAGATATAGCCGATGGATGAGTAAGCGTCTGAGTGATTCCATGAGAAGCCATACGCTGATGCATCCAGAATGATTTGCAGGAACGGCTTGATAACTTCCTCACAACGCTCTGTGCTCATCTTGTATGCCTTTGAACAATAAGCCACAAAACGTTCTTCAATTTCCGGCAAGAGCTTTTCTGTTCCTTTTTTCTTGGCAATCGCTCGGCGGACATTGTCTGATTCTGCGCTTGAGTAGCCGCAGAATTTAACCAAGAACTGCATGATGGTTTCTTGCATTGCAATTCGTCCCGCCTCTGGAGCAAGGAACTCATTCAGTGCATCAAAACCATTATCGTAAAACTCACCCTTGGCTACACTATCACGGAAGCTGGCACACGCAGGTCGGAGCAAACCGTTACCAAACGACATCCACTTTAGCATTGAGAAATTTGGAATCTTTGACCGAGCAATATCGAGCGTGGCATCAGACATGAATTGCTTTAGATAATGTTGTGCGCTGTCAGACTCCCATTGGAAGATAAGCGTCGTATCGTCTCGGATGCTTCTCCACACATTCATGTCTTCCATATCAGTGTTATCTGGCGTCAAGCGCTCAATCCCAAGCATTTTACAGGTATCGTTGATAACACCGATATTGTCCAAGCCGAGGATATCAAGCTTGACGTACATCAAGTCGTCCAGCTCTTTCATGTTAATCATGGATACCGGATACTCGGATGTAGAGATACTGCACAGACCAACTGTTTGGTCAATAGGCAGGTCACTGATAAGGACTCCACTCGGGTGTGTACCGATGGAGACAATTGTTCCATTAACGATGTCTACATATTTGAAGACCTCTGGATACTTCTTTCGGATAGTATCCTCATGGAGCTCCACTTCTTTGCAAATGTGGTTTGCCACATGGAGATAGTTCATATCTGCGCGGTCTTTATAGAGAGCTCGGCAAACATCGCGGATAGCGCCCTTGAGCGCGATGGTATTAAAGGTAATAATTTCTGCTGAACGAATACTCGGCAGATTCATCTTATCTTTAAGCAGGAACCGCTTAATTGTTTCTCTGTCCTTGCCCGAATAGTCCGTATCAATATCGGCGTTTGTAACACGGGACGGATTCATAAATCGGAAGAAGTTTAAGCCATACCGCATACTGTCCATTTGCGTAATTCCCAAGAGATACGCAATCATGCTACCCGAGACTGAACCACGACCATAACCACACTGGATACCGTTTTGCTTTTCCCACTCCCGCAAGTAAGTTTGGAGCAGCATAAAGTCAATTGACTTCGTTGCCTTATAAACATCGAACTCTTCGTCGATGGTTTTCTGCAACTCTTCCTTTGTGTGATGCTTGAGTGCATATGGGTGGTTCTCAACCGCTGTTTGAATCTTGTCGTGGAACGTCTTCTCTGGTTCAGAGTAGATATGTGGGTACTTCGTCCCTCTATCCAATTCAAACGACTCGACCATATCTGCCATCACGTTGGTGTTTTCAATGGCTTGCATATACTCTGCTTCTGGAAGCGCCCCTTGTTCTCTATATGCAGCGACCAACTCGTCGTAAGTCTTAAACTTCAAGTCCCAACGTTCCTCACCATCAAACGTAATGTTTTTGGACGCCTGTAAGATACTTCTTCCTTTTTCGTGTTCTGCATTGAGGACGTGCGTATCAGTTCCTGCAATCAAGGGGACGCCGGTGCTCTTGCTAAGCAACAGCAGTTTTTCGTTGTAGTTGACCTGCTTCTCATCCATGTGGTGTCCGACTTCTAAAAAGCAGCGATGCTTATTTCGTTCAAGGAAATCCAGATAATATTGCTGAACCTGTTCGTCACCTTTTCCGAGAACACCACCGACACAAGCCGTAGTGATGATAATGTTGTCAGATGTCGCAAACAGTTCGTTGAACGTGATTCGTGGAACGTAATAAAAGTGGTTGTCGGTTCTGCAGAAACTCTTAGACACAAGACTGTTGAGTTCTAAGAACCCATCGTAGTTCTTCGCAAGCAAGACGCAGTGGTAGTTATCTCTGATTTTTTCGTCGAGGTTAAGTGTAAGATACGCTTCAATACCGTGAATGTACTTCATCCCAGCGGCTTCGATAGCACTCTTCTTGTGCCACCACTCAAAAACAGAGCCATGCTCCGTAAACGCCATTGCTTTCATGCCGCACTCTTTGGCACGCTCTATGTATTCACCATACTTTGTAACGGAGTCAATGTTGGTAACACCGTTTGAAAGGTCACTATGCAAGTGGTATAGGGTGTATTGATTGCTCATCGCCATGACAGCCTCCCGTCGTAGAGTTTTTTCCAAGTATCTTGACCTCTATCGACAGGACTGTCCTTATCGCCAAGCAAATCTTCCTTGTCCCAAATGTATTCAACGTTTACAAACTGCTTCAACCGCTTGATATTGTGGTCATCCCTGATGCAAACGTCCTTGTCAAGGGCAAAAACTACCCTGCACCCAAGGGAAACCAGCAGTTTCATCTGATTCGGATTAAGATGCGATGTCAAAATCGCACCTGTGTTGTGTACCCCATATGTATCTGCGAGTAAAACTGACTTACATCCCTCAAAAAGGATGATTTCACCTTTTTTCTTGATGTCCTCCATGTTTTCTGCAAGCCCATAGATAGTTTTCAGCTCGCCCCATGCCATAAAGTAGGTGTATTTGCGCAAGCCCTTTTCTTTCCATGCCGGGTCAAGCGTTCTACCGCCTACATTTACGATTTTTCCATCTGGATTCCGTATTGGATAAACCAATCTATCCGAAAAGCTGTCATAGTACACATCAAACTTATCGAGTGAGTCTTTGGATATGCCCTCGCGCTCCCAAACGGCTAACTTGTCCGGTCTTTTTTCGTACCGCTCCATATAATCGTCTGGAAGCACAGTTGATTTTGACTGCTTCTGCACTTTTTTCGGCGGCATAAACCTCTTAGCGACCTCAACTGTCGCTAATTTTTTTCTGGCAATCACATTGCCATCAACTCCGCTGTAATTCTTCAGTTTTTCGATAGCTTCGGCATAACCACACTTGTCGTAATACCGAATGAATGTCAGTACGTTACCGCCGATGCCCGATGAAAAGTCGTAGAATGAGTTTGTCTCCTTGCGAACGGAGAAGGAGGGAGTTTTCTCATCTTTGAATGGTGACAACGCCCAATATTCTCCGTTCTTTTCTGTGAACTCCGTATATTGCGAGATGTATTCAAGGATATCGACTGATTCAATCAGCTCAGATAGCTCCACCCACACTCCTCCTTCCGTATTTTATTTAATTGTGTTAACTTGTTAAAAAGGTGTCTGTGGAATGTGCTGTTTTGCCTGTTCATAGAGGATGTGATTCCCGTCGAACAGCAAATCTATGTATTCGTCCTGCGTCATCTGCATACCATTACGGTTTACAGTTACGCGGAGTTTCTTGTTGCCACACTCGGCACCATCGGCTTCGATTTCCTCTGGGGTTTTATCGGAAATCATTGCAATAGTTGAGGCATTACGAGCAATCTTTGCACTATCGGCAAGCTTACCGGTAATCGTTGCTTGAGCGGCACCAATACCAGCAATATTCATCTCGCCGCAAATCTGGTTCTTCACCATATCTACAAATCTGCCAAGCTCTTGGTAGCTGTCAAACGCATCGCCCTCGCCTTTGCCCTTAAAGTAATCAACAATAAGAACATCAAGCCCCTGCGTATGCTTAACCTTATTCACAGCCGTAAAAATGCTCTGCTGGTCAAACATTGGAATATAGATATGGGTGAACTTGCGCGTTTTTAACCACTCCTTTGCGTCCAGAATACGCTTTTCCTCTTCGTCGCTGTAATTGCCGGATGTCAATCGCTTGTACTCGATGCCAGATAGGTGTGCCAAGATTCTTGATGTAAACAGTCGAGTGTTTAGCTCACTATCCAGATAGAGGACTGCGTAATCCTGCTTCAGCAAGTCAACTGCGCAATTCAAAAGCATCATACTCTTGCCTTGCTTTTGCTCTGCACCAAAGATAAACAGTTCTCCACGCTCAATGGTCGCATAATCGTTCAATGCAGGGAACTTAAAAGGAATACCTGCGTATCCAGCGCCCTGTCTGCCCTTAATTTCTTCCCAGCATTTATCCACGACATCCTTGTACGGTGGAACTTCATTTGTCGCCGAGAACTCCATCATCACATCATCCAGCATTTTGTAGATTTTCTGCTCGATGTTCTCTTCGGACGGCTGCGTACAAAGCTTCTGACACTCTTTGAGTTGCTGGAAAGTATCTCGCCTAAAAGCTGCATCCATAACATTGTTGACAAGCAGTTTGTACTCCTCAACAGTATTTCGGGCAATGCTATCACTGTTGTCCATCAATGTATAGAGCTGGTCGATACTGAGCTCATCCGCAAAACGCCTTGTTGCTTCCTTAGCAGACAGCGCTTGGATAATGTTATACGGGTCAATCGTCGTAATTCCATCTCGTGCAAGAGAACAAATCGCTTGATAGATATAGCGGTTCTCCTCGTTGGTGAAATGGTTCGGCAACAGTTGCTCTGAATAATACGAGAACTCAGGGTGATGAATCAGCGTAGCGATAATACCAGCCTCACTCTCAACCCTTGCCATGTCTTCACTTGCTCTAATAATTCATCACCTCTTTCTCATCAGCTCGTAATACTCACACATATCCTGCATCTCACACAGATGCGTGCATTTGAAAAACTCTACTGATGGTTTGAAATCTGATTCCTCACGAATCTTTCCAATGCTCTTTGCAAGCCATTCTTTAGATTCAGCGTATGCCTGCTCCTTAAATGGCTCTATGATAAACAGCTTATCTCTAAAACAATTGAAGCAAAGACTCTTCGGTGTTTTGCCATACTCTTCTTCAACTGCTGCAGAGTAAATATAAAGCTGCCTTAAATAAGCATCTAACTCTTCATCAGCCTTTGTTGGTTTCGCTCTGCTGCTCCGTGGTTTCAAAATCCTTGACTTATTATCTACGACATATAGGTCATCATCTTTTCTCCCAAGGAAGTCTATGTATCCAACAAACGGAATGCCGTTTACCACGAAGTCAACTTTCTTTTCAACACCAACCACGTCATACGGGAATGGCTGAAGTGTTTTAAGATATTGCAAGCCGCCAGTAAAGTAACTACTGAACACCTTTCTGTTTGGAGCACGCCCCACAACTTCAGTTTTGAAGTCTTGCAAGTACATATCAACAAGCTGTCTTGGTGTCTTTTCACCTTTGTGGTACAACTCAATAAGCTTGTGCATGAAAGTGCCATAGCTTGAAAAGAACATATCTTTACCATGAAACTTCTTTATGTACTTCAAGTACCACCTATAAGGGCAGTCTTCAAAAGCCTTTATTCGTGAGTAGCTCCACACCATGTCATCAATGAGTGGTGCGTAGTTTACTTCTCCCATAGGCGATTACCTTAGAATGGCAACCGGCTGTCATCAATTTCGCCATCATCAACCGTAGGCTGAGGGTCTGTGGTTTGAGAGCCACTCTCATCGCCCTCAACTTCAAAGGAGAACATCTTGAAGTTGGTGTACGTCACCTTTTTCTCCTTGTCATACTTCGTTGTGACATCAACGTCTCCGAGCTTAATGCGCTCGCCCTCTTTCAGACAAGCAGCTTTCTTTGCTGCCGCAGTCCCAATGGCAAGGACAAAGCCAGAAAAGTCTTGCTCATACTCGTTGGTTTGCTTGTTCTTTCTGCTGACCGACAACCGAACCTTTGTGCTCGTGTCGCTCATGGGAGTCACTTCCCAAACCTTTGCATAGGCGCCTGTACGAAAACCCATAGTGTATCACTCCTCAATCTTAAACGTTTCCTTGAAATCCGACAGAAGTTTTCCTGCCAACACGGATTCCGTAATTGCAAAGTAATTGCCGCCCTTTGCGTATTTGGACACAAACTTCTTAACATCGTCTGTCTTATCCTTATTCGCATTAAGATACGCCTTCAGCGTCTCATCAAAACTTTGAATGATTTGCTCGGCAATCATTTTATCTTCTGCCGTTTCCGCCGCTCTCTGTTTGCTACGGAATGCGTCGGGGTCTGCATCGGGTGTAGCAATGTTGAAGAACTTGAGCAGGAAATAGCGATTCGAATATGTCAGACCAGAGCCGAATGCCTGAGAAGCATCACCCTGTTGACCAACAAGCGCCCATTCAACGTCGATACGCTCTTCCGGGTTGTCGTTGTTAACCCAAGACCATGTCATATCCGCGCTAACCAAAACCTCGTTATTGTTCTCCTCATAGATGTCACCCTTACCGGTGGTCTTGGTTTTCTTGTATGTATATGGGGACACAATTGTGCTGCCCTGCTTGATGTTGGGAATCAGGGACAGACCATACTTGTCCATAAACACTGAGATTTTTGCGAGAATCTCATCCTCGGAAACATACTTGTAACCGTAGCCACTCTTGTTCTTTTGGATGACCTCCACTTGCTTTCTGATTCTGGCAAGTTTCTGATAAATGTTCATCTGTTCTGCCATTTCATCCCTCCATTAAATATGTTGCTCCCATGTCGGCAAGATGCAACAGGAGCGCCAGTTTGCTGCGCTCAAAAATCTTCCCAATGAAAGCGTTGCCGCCCTTCACTGCGGTGTCCCAACCACCCATATGAGCACGAATCGCCAAGATTTCTTCTGGTTCAAGACGAATGAAGTTCTGAAGGATGATGATAGACTTATCTGCGTGTTCTCCGCAAGGGAACTTCTCATCAACCTCATAGACCTCTTTCTTATACCACTGTCCAGTCTCTTCATCCTTGACATTTCGAAAACCCTTTTTGTAGTAGTTGACTTTACAAAGGTCGTGCATCAAAGAAACGATTGCAATCGTCTCCTCACTGTAGTCGCCTTGTAATCCGGCTGCTTCGATTCCAATTTTCAAACAATCATAGACATTGAGGGAGTGTTGCAAAAGTCCACCCTCATAGCATCCATGATACTTTGTTGAAGCCGGTGCCACGAAGAAATCAGAATGTTCGAGCCAGTCCAGTAACGAATCTGAACCGGCTCGCGTAACTGTTTCTTTGTAGACCGTGAGGAATCTTTCCTTTAATTCGCTCAATGAATTTCCTCCTTAATCAACGCACAACAGCTTGGCGAAGTTCTGCATGATTTTTTCGTTCTTGTCGTGAGTGGTGCTGAGGCTGCTGCGAGTGTCATTCAACCGCTGCATATATGTATCGATTTCATCCATCGTGGTCTGGATGTCGCTGTTGACCGCTTGCAGATTATCAATGGTGTTCTGAACCATCTGAACCGCATATGCAGACTCTTCTGTCAGTTCAGCCAGACGCTTTTCCTTTTCCTGCAGCAAGTCCAATGCCTCTTGCTTTGTTTTCTTGAAAGCCATACACTTTCTCCTTTCTTTCCAGATTTATACCTAAGCCATTCGGCGTTGTATGTTATTTAATTATGTTGATATATGTAAAAGAGAAACCCACTTTTGTGGGAATCTCTTTATTCGCTACGTTAGATTGAAAACGCCAACTTCCAACGCTGGTAGTCTTCCATGTAATCTCGCTCTATGCGATTCTGCTTGTGCTCCAGCTTAATTCTTCCATTGAGCACATAGGTTCGGTCGGATACGAAGTTAGTTGCTGCTTCTGAGAAGTCTATTGGAATACCAGCTCGTTCTCTATCATACATTCTGTAAAACAATCCAGACATCCACACTCGGTAGAAACTAAGTTGTTGCTGGGTAAGCCCTTCTTCAATAGCCTGTGCCGATTTCTTAGATAGAATTGAACGAAGTGTTGCGGTTTTTGTTACTGCACGAATACCACGCATCAATGTGTCGCCCGGAACTCTATCCCGTATAATCGTTCGGGAGTAATTTGGATTCTTATAGCGGAAGCTATTAAGTTCTGCTGCTTTATGGAATGCAGGTAATGCTTCACGATAAAGCGGAATGTGTGTATCCTTATAGGCAATCTCCATGTTGGCGAAGTCAATATCCGATGCCTTCACAAGAAGCGTATCGTCTTCTTTGATGCCACCAAAAGCCATCCAATAGTAACAGCGGTAGATGACATCAATTGTCTCTTCACTCTCTTTATCAAAAACTTCGTCCAGAACACGCTGGAGATGAAGTGGGCTTGAAATCATTTGGCGCTTAACTTTGGATAGCCCTGCCGTCTCAATGCCGAGCATCCCATCGCAAGCATTAGGCACCTTCATAGCAATACACCACTTCACATATTCCTTTAGAATTGTGAGTGACATCCACTGGCTTCTGGCGCGTAACGCGAGTATCTCGTCAATAGCCGGTTGGAGTTCTTCTTTGCTCTTAGTGCATAGGTCTGCATTCCACGAGATTTCATATGGTTCAAACGCTTCAAACACCGTTGTTGCAACGTTAGCTGTGTTGATACTCTTGGTGTAGTCTTTAACGAATCTTGATTTTAACTCCGCATTGTACATAGCGAGCCTCCCACTTTAGTATGTAGCGTTATGCTGGTACAACAGCGTTTAGGGCTGCGGCTTTCTTCCATACAGCAAGCAGCGCTTCGATGTCCAGATAGGCGATTGCGCCTGTCGCCAACAAGTTTGCCTCTGCGACCTGCTTCATATATTCCTCGGACAATGTGGTGAGGTACTGCCCGAGACGCTCCTTGGACATACGCTCCGGGTTTTCGCAAAGAACCATACTGTCTCTGCGAAGACCGCTGTCTGCTGCTTTGACGATAACGTGCGTAGGCTGATTCGTCTTTTTGATGGAACTTGTAAGCGGGAGGGCAATGATGTTAGGACTATGTGCGTTCCCCACGTTGTTCTGGAAGACAACGCCCGGACGCCAGCCGCTCTGTTCACTGCCGCTGCCGCCAAACTTCATCAGATACACGTCGCCAATCTGCGGAACCCGCTCTTTGTTATTCTGAAAACCCAATATGCTAAACCCCTTAAATACAATTATGTTGATGGTTGGAGTATAGCACGCCCAATATGGCAGAGTCAAGTTAATTATATAGACAACATCAAAAAATATTTAACCGGCTAACAGGGTGTAGATGATTTCTTGTTCTTTGTCGTTTCTACCTCCACAAAAAACTGTGAAAACAGTTCCAATCACAGTCATTTCAGTGTTTATCTCGACACAACGTACTCGGTCAAAACATAAGGTATTTGCTCCAGATTTTAAGCAAATCAAGTTTGGGTTTTCGTATATCAACATAATCGGGAATGACAACTTGAATTTGCATGGGTCTGAAACGCAATACCAATTCTGGTTCTCTGTGTAAAAGGAAATCTGCTGAGGCTTATGGTTTTCACAATACTCTTTAAGTTCCTTGACTGAGACTATCTTCTTCATCCTGTAGTAAAAACCTCCATTGATTTACGAGAAATCCCGTGTTATACTACAAGCGAGTCATTGCTGAGTGGTGTCAGTGATGACTTCGACCTGTCAAGCACGGGTCGCTGCACGCTGTTGTTATGTTGGTATTCATGGCAGTGTGCGTTTCGTGGTAGCTCGTCTATACTGGCGAGCTACCTTTTTTACCATTGACAGAAACAGTTGTTTATGTTAAGCTGTCAGTAGAAACAGTTGTTGCGGTTTTTATGCTACCACAAACACAGTGGTCTGTCAACATCAAAACTTGAGCTTATTTTTTGGAGGACTTTAACATGGACTTCGGACAGAGGCTGAAGAGCCTTCGTGTAGAGCGGAATCTCACTCAGCAAAATCTTGGAGATGCAGTAGGTGTTTCCACCGTTACAATTCGTGCTTGGGAACGCAACACCAAGAAACCCGCAATGGATGCATTGCTTTCTCTCGGGCGTGTTCTCAACATATCGATGGACACCTTGCTCGATTTCCGCTTAAATAATGCACCAAACTACACTTTGGTTCTTACTTCTTCCGAAAGAAAACTTCTGTCCAGCTATCAAAGCCTTGACAACTATGGGCAAAAAGCAGTTGATGCAATCTGTGCGCTTGAGAAGGAAAGGGTTGATGCCACGAAGAAACCTCGTGTTATTCCCAAAGTCATCGATTTGCAGCAGGTTAAGAGCGAGCGCTACATTCCTCGCTATACCACTCCCTCTGCTGCCGGTAGCTCCGTACCTCTCGACGGGGTTGACTTCGAGATGATTCTTGTGGATAGCTCCGTGCCAGAAGAAGCAGATTACGCCGTTGATATCCAAGGCAATAGTATGTATCCCTACATCCATGATGGCGACATGGTGTATGTAGAAAAAGACGCCGAGCTCACAATTGGAGATGTCGGCATCTTCTGTGTTGACGGTGCAATGTATTGCAAGCAATACTATCTTGACGATAATAACAATCTGGTTTTGGTTTCTGCAAACCCAGAGCTGCGTCATACGAACATCTTCGTCTCGGCGGATAGTGGACGCTCTGTAAAAGCCTGCGGCAAGGTACTGTTGAAAGAAAAAATTGACCTTCCAGATTATTTGTTTGAGGACTGAAAAAGTAGGGCTTACGCCCTACTTTTATAATTCCCAATGAATATTGCCTGCTCCATATTTCCCGATTGAAGGAACAACAAATTTATTTGGCACGCCGTGCTCTTCTACAGCTTTTGCGCACCAGATAAGAACATATGCCGTTAATGGAGAATCGGCAGAAATACCACTCGACATTACGCTCGGACTATAAGACGCGCTTCTGTCTGCATCATAGTCTAAAATCTTACCGTGCTTTGCCATCATAATCCTGAGTGCATTCTCCGAGTTCTTCATGCACATTTCTTTTTGAACTTGCTCGTGATATTCTGGTGACCATCCTGCTTTTGGTTTACACCAACGCTCTTTTGGAAACAACTCACTAAGCTGCTTACCAGAAAAGATGCCCTCATATACAGGAGCGACTTCTTTAGAAACTTGCTCTTTGTTTTCTGGGCTCTGGATAAAGCTTTTCAACCGCTGCTCAAGGCTACGGTCTGTCACTACACTTTTCCACTCAGAAATCTTCTGCTGCTTCTTGTCATACTCATCCCGAGTATTCTTCACTGCGGATTTATCCGACCCAAACTTAACGAGCAAGATAACTCCAAGAATCACAGCAATCACAAGTTCCATAAAGCCACCACTACATCAGCCTAACGCAGACTGGATATGCCCTTTCGCATCGTCTATCTTTTCGAGCGCATCGCTGAGACTATCAACCGCGTCTTCCATACGCTCAAACTTTTCTGTTCCTTGCAAGTTTTCAGGATAGTTGTCCATACAGTCTTGCTCACTGTCGCAAACTGTTTCCACAATGGATGCAGCACTGCTTAACATTTTCAAGGCGTCTCTTAGCCGCCCTCTTCTTTTTTCATTCACTCATACGCTCCCATACATTCGAAATGTTCAACTCGATTTTGATGAACTCTCGACCATGCTTTGAAAAGCTAAAAGAGTTCAGTTTTGTAATGAGGTCGAAGAACCCGTTAGTTCTTCCTCCGTGAAGCTCAAGCTCGTCACAAACGATGACAATACGAAGTGTCTTCGTTTTCTCCTCGATATCTGCATGGACACTTTCGCATTCAATTTCAGACACCAGCTCGTCTACTCCGTCGCAAACCTCATCGATTTTCGAAAGCATCTCTTTGGAAATTTTATAGTCGTTTCCAAAGACCTTAGAACCATCGTCAATTAACTCCATAATAGAGTCTTTACAAGTTGTGTATTCCATTCCAGCCTCCTCTTATTCAATCGGTTTCGTGAGACCGTGGAATGTAAATGTCAAACGGACTCGGTTCTTAACCAATGGATAAACCTCCATGTTGTTTGCAAACTCTGCCACTCTCGCAAACCACTCTGGTTTGTCAAAAGCCAGCACTTCTCCCTCAACGCTGATGCTTCCCATCGTTTTGAACGGCGTATTCAATTTATAGGAAATTTCAACATCAGAATCCCGCGTAATATACTTTAGTGCCGCATGAGCGAACTGCATCTGCTGCAGCTTGATTGGATTCAAAACCGTTGTCTTTTCTTCATCCGCTGCAACATCATCCTTAACACTATTGACGAACTCGTCCATTGCGTTTTGCAGTTCCTCATCAGACATAAACTTCAAGTCAAAGCTGTTATCCATTTGACCACTCCTTTAATTCAATTCTATCACAAAGATGCAGATTATCAAGGCAAATCAACCAAGGTTACACACAATTTCAACCTCTCCAACTGCATTGTCGCCCAAGATATGTACTAAAGAATTTGCAATCATACTGACATCAATTCTTCCATTAAAGCATAGTGAAAAGCGCTTCATATCCATACTCTGTTTGGGAGCTGCTTCGTCCAACTTGGTAGCTGGTACATCTTCTGCTTCTACTTCGACACCCTCATCAGATGTTTTCCCGTGCAGCAATTCATCCCACGCATCCTTTTGTGCTGTACTCATAGAGTGACCAACTGGGAACTTGATATTCAGCTTGTTCATCTGGATGTGCCGCCGAATCGTAAGCGGTTGTACCCCAAACATGGCGGCAAAACTCGTTGCATTGGCGCCATAGTTCTCCATCATATGTCGTAGGTACTCTTCCTGCATTGATGTAGTCAATGCTTTGAATTCATCCCATGTAATTGGTTGGTTCAAGTTAACGGTCACAACTTTCCCATTCCTTTCTTTCCACTGTTTCTGAGTCATGTGGTCTGTTGACATTGAGCATTTCTTGCTCTTGCTCCCGCACTTGCGGTACTTCGCTTGCTGTGCAAGGCGCTTACGCTGCCAGCAATCATACTCAAAATCAGACATCATTGTGCACACCTCATCTTCTTTGAAACCTCGAACTTGTCCTCAAGTTCTTTTGGGGTTCTTGCTTTCCCGAGCTTCTTAAACTCACCATCAACAAGCTCATATAAAAAATAGAACTCGCGGCTCTCTTTGCTGGTAAGAATGAAGCAAAGCTCATGCTCAGCATTATAATATCCTACCCAAACTCTTTCGCCTTTGGGGTATTTGAGTTCATCCAAGAAGCTCCACCGTCCTCTGCATCAAAGCACTGTGTTCGTTTTCTAAAGCCCCTGAAATCACTTCATCTAAAAGGCTGTTAAGGATTTCGCCAACACGTTTCCCTTGTTCAACGCCGAGACTCATAATATCTCTGCCATTGATTTGCAGGTCTTTTAATGCAAAGCACTGCTCAGCCTCCAAAACCTCAGACATGATAGAGCCGAGCGCGATACATCTTTCGATTCTGGACTCCTGAGTGCCCTCTGCATGGGCAAGAATATCAGCCATCCGTACATCCAAAAACTGCGAAAACCGGTGTTCACCGAGTTTGTGCAGCCATTTGCGGACTGTGCGGGGCGTTGGTTCAATCATTGTGTCGTGATAGAGTACAAGCTCAAGAACTTCTTGCTTTGTCTTATTATCGAACCGCAGTCTATCCAAAACTTGTTCTGCAATATCGCGGCTTGGAACTCCATGCCCGTGGAAGTGCCCGCCATTTTCATCTTCGGTATAGCATTGGGGTTTCCCGATATCATGGAGCAGCAGAGCAACCTTGACGGACACATCAGTGCCCCTATAGTTTGCAACAGCGTGTGCAATATGCTCGTACACAGTGTATTGGTGGTACTTGTTGTTCTGTTCAAAGCCAATGCAAGGTTCCATTTCTGGAATAATCGTTGCAATAACATCAGCGAAATCCAGCAATACATTTAAGATGCCGTCACCGAGCAACATTTTACAAAGCTCGCCATTGATTCGCTCCGCAGCAATGCGTTTTAACATCCAAGCGTCCTTGTGGATAGCAGCGGCTGTCCGTTCTTCGATAGAGAAACCATAAGTCGCTGCGAATCTCAGAGCTCGCATAATGCGAAGCGCATCTTCTTCAAAGCGTTCATCAGGATTACCGACACAACGAATAACCCCTGCTTGTAAATCGTCTCTCCCGTGGAATGGGTCAATCAATCCAGCACTGTTGTATGCCATAGCGTTGATGGTGAAGTCTCTGCGAGACAAGTCCTTATAAATGCTCTCAGTAAACTCCACATAGTCAGGATGTCTCCCGTCTGTGTAGCTTCCGTCAATTCGAAATGTCGTGACCTCATACTTCCCAGCAATGCCCATGTCAACTGTTACTGTCCCATGCTGCAGCCCAGTGTCGATTGTCTTTATGCCACGACGATGCATTAGTTCCTTAACTTCGTCCGGTGTGGCAGAGGTGCAGATGTCCCAATCTTGTGGTTCTTTCCCAAACAAGCTGTCTCTGACACATCCGCCGACCACATATGCCTCATGGTTCTCATATCGGAGATTCAGCAGAACTGCTCGCGCTCCTTTAGGGATAGAAATCTTATGCATCAATCGCCCTCCTGTTTACACTAACAACGAACTCCTCAACTTTCTTCATATCCGGTGTATCTGGGAGGCTTGTGTTTTGCTTTGCATAGTTGAGTCGTTTCTCAAAGTCAGAAACCATTTCAAAAAACTCTGGTCTATATGTCCCATCTTCCAGTTGATAATCGCCCTTGCGGATGCTCATCAGCAAAGGCAGGTCGTCACCACGATATGTGACAATATCCTCTTTCTCCAGAATATCCAAGCAGAGAAGATACAAACGAATAAGATGCATCGCGTGTTTGTTCAAATGCTCGTCATCCTTCTTGTGGTTCCTGTGATTGAGCTTCTCATACGTCCCGATAACATTCGTCAGGTCGTTGATTACACTATTGAACTCTCTGACCGGATACTTTTTAAGCTGGATATCTGCAAAAATCTCGCGGTCTAAATCCTCTCGCGGGCTCTCATCTGTATAAAGAACAATGCTGCCGTTTTCAAAAATCGTGTATCGACTCTCAAATGATTTAACGGCGCCTTTCATAGAGTTGAGGATATGTTCCTCTCTTCTTGCCTGTGATAGCCTATCTCGCGCAAGAGCATTTTCCAAACGCCGAAGCTGTTGATTCGCATAACCTCCAAAAGAATGGACTGCTCGCTTAGACAGAAACATCTTTCTGTTGGCAATCATTTCTCTGCCAATGTCTGAGATATAGAAATAGTGCTCCGGCTTACACCCAAGCATTTCAATCGTATTTGGATTGCAATTAAGAAGCAGGTTCACCAGCTTATTAAAAGCATAGATTGTCGTATCCGTTTGTGTATTAACGACCTGCTCAAAGCTCGTCAGACCAAGCAAATCTGATTCGCTGTTCAACGCACATCCTCTTACATCAACATCGGATGTTTCGACATTTGTTCCATAGGAATAGCTGCCGCCAAGCGTAAGAAAGATAATCTTGCGCCCGAGGTGCTCGTTTGTTCTAAGGAAATCATAAGCAGAACCGTTGACCATCTCTTTGATTTGCTCAATCGTCATAACCTTACTCCTTTTCTTCTCTCATCCTGAGCGCTGAAATGCACCCAGCTAAAATCTGTGCGGCTTTTACGGCTTCGTCAGCCGTGTTTTTCTTTGAGAACGAAATCCTGATGGAAGACCGAGCTTCATCTTTAGACAGCCCCATCGCAGATAAAACATGACTTGGTTCTGCTTCGTGGCTCCTACACGCAGACCCGGCAGAAACACAAACTCCCTTACCATCCAACATAAGCAAGAGCGTTTCGCCGTCAACGCCGTCCATTCTCAAGTTGATTGTCTTTCCGGGTGTAAGAATCGACATACCATTTACATGGACACAGCCTTCATCGCCCGTATCTTTAAGCGCTTCATTCAGCGCCATAAAAAATCTCTGTTTCAATGTGGAAACCCACACCGTATCTTCGTGCAAACTTTTCGATGAAATCTCGCAAGCCCTTCCGAATCCTACGATGCCAGCAACATTTTCTGTTCCGCCCCTCAGCCCGAATTCTTGCTCTGAACCACCATAAACAATGGGGGTGAGCTTAGACTTATCCCTTGCGTACAAAGCTCCAATGCCTTTACAACCATGAATCTTATGTGATGACACCGAAAGGAAGTCGCAACCGATTTTCACCACATCAATAGGATAGCACCCTGCAGCTTGCACACAATCTGTGTGGAACAGAATCCCACGCTTCATGCAAATCGTTCCAATATCTTCGATTGGATTGATTGCGCCTGTTTCATTGTTTGCAAACATCACTGACACGAGTCCTGTGTCTGCCCGTAATGCGTTCTCAATGGCAGCAGGAGAGACTCTGCACTCATTGGATACCGGAATATACTCTATATGAAACCCGTCTTTTATAAGCGATTCTGCGGCTCGTAGGACGGAATCATGCTCAACTGCCGATACCAAAATATGTGTTTTCCCGACACTTTTCAGGTAGTCCTTCAATCCATGAAAGACTAAATTATTTGCCTCACTTCCACCAGATGTAAAAATGACTTGCTCTGGTTCCGCATTGATTAAAGCTGCCACTTGCGCTCTGGCTTTCTGTACAGCCTCATTCGCAGCTCGTCCAAACTTATAGAGAGTTCCTGCGTTACCGTACTCTGTTGTCAGATACGGCATCATTGCATCAAGAACCCGCTCATCCATTTGTGTAGTGGCAGCATTGTCCAAGTAAATCACAAGTGACCACTCCTTTTGTTTTATATGATGCACTAATACCACTCATCAAGCGCCTTTCAAAGCCTTGTGGCACAAGTGATTCAAGCCGTCATTTATTTCTAACAGCCTCGTTATGCGAATTTGCCGCGATGATTTCATCAAGTGTCCGAGGAGTGTAATCCATCCACGGCATCATCACCCCGACATTGAACATTTGGCAGGGTTTCGTGTACAGTTCCTCCATCAGATATTTGTCGTGTTCCATCATGTTCCACTCGAAGGAATTATGGACATGACCATACAGGTGGAAGGAGCCATAAAAGTGATTCTTAAAACATGGAATTGGGTAGTGGCAAAGAATCACTGTTCGCCCATTGTCCCTCACTTCGAGATACTCTGTGACTTTAACAAACTCCCGTAAGAATTTGTTGTCATTGCACCGGTCATGGTTCCCCTTAATCAGAAACTTCTGTCCTTTTAAGGAACGCAAAATCGGAATAGCATCTTGTGCCTTACACCAGAACATATCCCCAAGAACATACACGGTGTCGCCCGGAGAAACCACTGCATTCCACCGGTCAACCAGCGCTTCGTCCATCTCCAGAAGCGATTTGAACGGACGGTTATCAAAGGCAATCACGTTTGCATGACCATAATGCCAATCTGAAATGTAGAACTGTTTATTGCTTTGTTCTTGCATTTTTTAACTCCTCGATTCTGTCTGCCGCAAGAACGAGCAGCCACTTTGGAACACGACTCTCATCTCCCATTCGTCCCGGTGCAAGCGTTGTTCCGTATTGACGGAGGAGAATGACCACTTCGTCATCCAGAATCTGCTTGGCTACGTCGTGCAGGTTTCCGATTGCCTGTAATCTTTGCGGCTCGCGCGACTTTCTTTTAAGGTACTCCGGCTTGCTTGCTGGACATTCATAGCAAGAATACATCTCATAAATACCACAGCCACCGTCTTTATAGCAACTCATATTTTTCCTCCTTAGAACGGAAGGCGTTCGTCTTGCTCAACACGAATAAGCTCCCGAACCCTTAGCAAAAACTCTTCCTCATCCAAAGCTTGGATGTCTTGGTATCGTAGATACTCAATCAATTCATGGACAGCCGTTGTCAGGGCTATATCGATTTTGTTTTCGATATCTGTCTGCTGGTTCAGGAACTCTTCTGTGTGCTGCCTGTTTCGTTCTATTGTGGTGACTAAATCTCCTCGTGTATTTTCGAGGCGGCATTCTAAACGTCCGAGTTTCTCATAGATATCGCAAATACAAGTAGCAACTTCAGCCGGTGTCATATCCATTTTTCAACGTACCCTCTTTCTTGTGAGAAAATGGGAGGCTCTCGGTCGATAACCCAACGGTTTCTAACGACCTCAACCATTTCGGTGTCGCCTTTATCGTTGAGAAGAGGAGCGGTCTCTTTAACTTTTGTTTTGTAGCAAGCAGAACCACGCTTACAATCAACGGGGAAGTCATTCCAATTGATGCCACGTTCTTTCCACAGCATATCTTGGATAGAGTTGCAGCTCTTGCCGTGGAGTTCTTTTTGACTGAAATTTGCATGACCAACTGACTCAATGCTGTTACGAGTCGCATCTTGTTGACGCCAAATCAGGCAGTTACAAACTTCGTCTTTTGGAATAGAAAAAACTCTGGCATCAAACATGGCTGTACCCATCTTTGCGACCAGAGTTTCAATGTACTTATTTGTGCCATTGTCACTGCTGCACATCGCTTCAGGAAAGTTCTTCCACAGCTCGGCAGCATAGGCATTTGAAAAAGCAAGCGTAGCCATTGAAGCGGAAACGCTGCACATCTTTTGGATGTTGTATCCGAACCATGCATCCGTTGTAATTGTTGCATAGTCTGTAAGTACCAACGTGATTTCATCTGACTGCGTATATCCAAAGACACAGCCCTGAATGTTTTCACACAGGTACTTCATTGTATTTTGCATCGTTGTCATCAGGATGCGGTCAAATGGCTTTTCCATACCTCTTGTGAATGTATGAAACGCCTTGCCGTCCACTCTGATAATGGTTGGAATCCGACGAGTCAAATAGTTGCGAGCAATATTCTCGTAGCCTTTCATTCTGTCGCCGAGTGAATCATATTTCTTACTCAAGTGGGTTCACCTCCAAAGTATGTATGCAGGCTTGCACCTGCAATTATGATGCGAAGTATCCAGACGGCATCTCAACAAATGGATATGCCGGAGTGGGAATCAGGCACAGACCAGTTTCTGTGCAAGCATTTGGTTGATTCATGTCAGTTGCTTGTTTGAGGTCGAAGATGATGACGCCTTCATCTGCGAAGCGAACACCCGGCGCCTTTAACGGAACATTCATCTCGACACCAATACCGGCTTTTACAAGCGCCGTCAGCGCACGATTTCCAACCGGAATCATTCTCTTCTTGGGCTTTCCGTCTTTCGTAGAATCCGATGTAAAGAACTTCATCGCGTTCGGCGTTTCTTTGGCACAAGGCTGCAACGCAATCTGCGTTTTGTCTCTGCTGATAAACAGCCGCACAAACGGCGGATAGCCAATCTCGGAAGCTGTTGCAAGGTTAAAGGAGATGCGGTTCTTCAGGATTCGAACCTCTGCAATACTGAATGTACGAGGAACACCAACCACATCAAAGTTGTCTAAGATACTCATTGTTTCCATCCTTTCGAGGTTTAATTACAAAAAAGCCATCCAATATCCGAGGGACATCAGATGCAGACAAATCTGCCACCTCATCAACTGATGGAACCGGAACAACATTTTCGCCCTTTAGAATCTGTTGCACCTCAAGCCAAAGTTCTCTCGGAATAATCGCTTCGTGATAGCCTTGGATAAAAAACTGGTTAGCACGTCCGTCGTTCCGAATAGAGCGATGCGAAAAGATATCCACGGTAACAGTCTTCTGCATCAAAACGTCACCGGAATATTTCTCATTTGTCAAGATTGTCTTTACCGTAGAGTATGTCCACTGACCACCTCGTGGGGATGGAATACCTTGCTGGTTTAAGATGTAGCAGATTTCAGGAATCGTTTTGTCATCGTAGAACATTTGATAAATCAGCCGCACAACATTCGCTTCAGGTTCGTAAATCTCCAGCAGCCTCTTATCTCTGGTGTACCCATAGAGGTCTGCGAGCTTTGGGAGCCCCTTCTCAAATCTTTTCTGGAACCCCCATTTCACGCTCTCAGACTTTGCTTCTGACTCGCCTTGCGCAATAGCAGCCATAACGACCATCAGAAGCTCGCCGGTCTGTGTCAAGGTGTTGATTGCAATATCCTCAAAATAAACAGCAACCGGCTTGTCCAGTGCCTTGAGCATACGCACAGTGGCAACGCAGTCAACAACATTTCGTGCGAACCTTGCAATGTTCTTCACGATAATCATGTCGATTTTGCCTGCTTTACAATCATCAATCATCCGTAAGAAGTCCGTGCGTTTCTTTACGGAAGTCCCAGAAATCCCTTCATCGGCGTAGATGTCATAAAGCCGCCACCCCGGATGCTTCGACACATATTCTTTGTAATACTGGCACTGCAGCTCGTAGCTTGCGAGCTGGTCTTTGTTGTCCGTACTGACTCTGCAATACGGCGCGACCACCAATGGGTCTTCTTCGCTGTGCTCAGTAGTCTTTTTAATCGAAGCGGGAATGCACTGGACTTGTGCGCTATGCTCATAAGCATTGCGTATCTCATTTTGTTTATTTGTTTCCAACTTGTGTCACCCCTTTCGAATATGTATCTGTAACTTAGGGTGACCTATCGTGATGCGGGTGGGGATTTGCACCCCACAACCATTAGTCGTGCACTTTCAACACGATTGACGTTTGCAACCGCCGCGCAGTATGTCTTGCGCCGCCCTGACTGCCGTTTCTATGGGTGTTTATTAACACCAGCAGCGCGTCTACCTATTCCGCCACCGCATCATCGTTATCTCAGGGTATTGAACAGAGGAGGAGTTGTTACCTGCGCAGGAGTATCTCGCTCAATGGCAAAGATTTTCCAGTCAAAGTTCTTACCATACCGTTCAGCCCACGCAATGTCCTCAAGAACCACAGCGTTCTCATTCAGGTCTTCGCCTTCAAGATAAGACTCTTTGACTTCGTCAGGAGAGATATCGTAAACCTCAGCGACACGTCGGCACATCTCATCATGCGCCGCATCGTGCGTATCGAAATACTCAGGCTCGGAGATTTCTCGCTCCATTACTTCAATCAGCATATACTTCATAGCATTTTCTCCTTATAAAACTCAGGTTTTATCCGTAACATACGAATACATGACCTACGAAATCGCCACCGCCAATGAGATACGAGCCAACATATTTCAGTTTGTCCTTCTCATCTTCTCGGATTTCCTCGCCAGTCATCTTTGTCACAACCTTCATTGGGTATGTCTGATTTTCGGTGTCAACCATGCACCAAAGGCAAGGTCGAATCACGTCTTGAACATCCACATGAAGAACTTGCTCGTTGCATCTTGCAACACGGTCATCGAAGTACAGCATCGGGATATTGATTACCTGTTCTGCTGTAATCTCCAATGGATACTTGTAGATTACTCTCACGTTTGCCTCCTATAGATTTAGAGATTCCAAAAGCTCCCGTTGCGGTGAGAACTCTTTATACAATTCGACCTCCTTGGTCAGTCGAGCCAAGACTGCTTCTTCCTTGACCGCATATCTGCCCAAGTAAACTTTCTTATGGTTATAAGTAATGCTGGCAACCCACTTCTTACGTTGTTTGTCGAAGTAGACGCCAGCGACACCGGATGTATTGCACGAATACAGGCTGCGGTTTCTGTCATTCTCAGAACGCTCACAACACCGCAAGTTTTTCTTCCTGTTATCCGCTTTGTTTTTGTTAATGTGGTCAACGCATTGACCGGGCTTTGCGTGCATTACAAGTCGATGGAACCGGACAAAGCGCCGAACACCATTATAGAAGTAGCTACTGACAAGATAACCGTCCTTGTCACAGTACCAACTGTCGCGCCCCTTGATAAGGGGGAGGTCTTCCAAATCAAAAAGGAACTCGGTCGTCTTGATTCGCAGGATACCATATGTATCGAGAAGCTCAATCCGCATTATGTTCTGTCCAATCCGGCTTGAAGGCGTGTAAAACATGGTATGCCATCTCTGTAACTATCTCCAACCTAATTCCTATAGCGTCTGCCATTGTCTTATTCACACCACACGCCAAGAACCTGTCGAAAGACCTGTTCTCTTCGTAATCACAAATGGCATTCTCAATCAAGTGTTCTGCATCGCTCATTCTTCACCACCTCCCACAACATTGTTTGTAACCGCTTTCCGCATCGGTCGTTTTTCTAAACCCCCTCAACCGATGTGCATGAGCATTGGTCGTAAACCAGAACTCACGAGCGTTGCTTGCAATGCGAGTGAGTAAAAGAAAAACCGCCCGCGCAGCGGGCTTCTGGTTTACGAGCATAGTGCCGAATTTTTACTTTTGCCTTTGGCGAAAAGCTGCTGAGAGAAATATGTATAACAGCAAATCTACAAAGCGGTCGTTGCCTACATCCATTTGGAGACAGTCCAGTATGTCAGGCTGCCATTCTCTTCGTACTCGTACTTTGAAATAACTTCATCCACGGAATAGTAATCGCCATCAGCAGGAATGAGCTTCTCACCATCCCAAGAACAATAGCCAACCAACAATCCCTGTTCAACTCTCTCGCCGCTTAGATATGGCAAAAGGCTTTCTGGATAGTTTGTTCTAACCATGATTTCAACTGGATGATTTGGAAGAATATCCTTGACTGTCATTTGAATTCCTCACCCTGTCGGCTGGTTCTTCTCTTGTTGATAACCCCATCGATATGTCCAACTTTAATGAAGCCTTCCGGCTCGTCCAAGTCAATCGCATATCCGTTATTGATTTTAATGAACGATGTTCCATCCACAACCCACAGGTCGCCGAAACATGGATTCAAATAGATGTCACCACCTTGGTATCTCGCGCTCTTGTGTTCGTTGTGTTCAGTCACAACCACACCTCCAATCGGTCGTCTTAAATGTGGGCGAGGATTTGCACCTCGCATGGAGAGAAAATTGGTTTCGACGGGTTTATCAGGTCTGCAGCACTGTCTCTCCCACCCGCATGATGTCTACCTATTCCACCACCACATATATCTATTTGTCTATGTATTCGTAACCAAACTCTTTGCGAAAACACGGAAGCCACCCACCGGTGCTGATTACTGTATGTATGACCCTGTGTACTACGTCCGAGCTATATGGAGACGGAGACCTAAAATCTTCAATGCTGACCTTGATTCCGCACTCTTTAAGTATGGATTGATAAATCGAAACAAGGTCTGCATCCAATTTATCTGGATTCTTATGTGATGCTTTGCCCCTCGACACAGAATACACATTCCCATATTGGTCAAGCCTTGTTCCTGTGTCACCAAACCACAGCGTAATATCGCTCATTGTTAACTCAGCCCATCTATAAAGTCCCAATCAACATTGTAACGGAACTCATCGTTCAAAATTCCATCCAGCAGTTCGTCGATGTATTCCTCGTCGTCTCGGTCTGTCGGGACGGAGATAATCATCTCAAACTCTGGAGCCAACGAGGACGGTTTCACCCAAATCGTTCTTTTCTCCATAGCTGGAACCTCCTTATCGCATAAGGGGCAGTACCCCATAGATTCGCCAAGCTGTATATTCACATGATGCCCGCATCTTGGGCAGTGGGTTATTTCATCCATACATATCTTTCATACACATAAGCATCAATTACACGTTCTCCACTTTCTTCATCATCGTGACCAAAGGTAACTGCGCTTACCACATTTTTGGGTTTTCTTTGATAGGGCTCTCCCCGAACAACATACTCTGTATAGCTTCCATCCTCTGCAACAATTTCCTTAGAGATGCCATCCGTATCATAAAAATTGATATACATAGTCCCTGTACCCGCGTGGAGGTTCGAAAACTCATCAGTTGTGTACTCTTTAATCAAATAATTTATTACGCTGGAAAGAAGAGCTGGGTCTATATTCTTTTGTGTCCCAAAATTAAACGATACTTTCACATCAAACCACCCTTTACAAATCTCTTTCCACACAGCGGGCAACTGCGTATCTCGACAATATCTTGGGTTGTAAAGCCGCCGTCATCGTCAAGCACTCTTACTCTCAGCATTCCTTGTCTGTTTACAGACATCTCAATGCCGCTGTATTCGGCAGTCTGGTTCATTGGGACAAAATCATTTGTTCCAGATTCACAATATGGACACCTCATCGGACTAACCCCCTCGTTTCTCTTTGCAAGAACTTTTTAATGCAACCTCCACAATCATAGTTAACCTTGCAATTGTTTCCGCAGCAATCACCATCGCTCACAAAAGAGCAGAGCACATTCTCGCAAGTATCACCGCCGCAAAATTCTATCAGTTCATCGGTATTCATATTGGCTATTTTCTTTTTAATTTCCTCGAAATTAGTCATCAAATTAACCTTTTATATCTTTCCAATAGCAGTAGAGACACCCGTGGGGGCATCTCGTCTTATGTTTCAGCAGTTCAGTTTTCCCTGCATAACACATACAGCCCTTTCGTTGATAACCAGCCCCGTTTGATTCTGCATCCTCAGAGAATCCGAGCAGATTGAGGTCGTAGTCTGAAATACAGCCACAGGCAATCGGCTCCGTAAGACCGGGTTCTGCACAGGACTCAATTCGGAGAACTTTGTCGTTATCCAGCCCTTCCCAGAACTGCTTTGCTTGCCGCAGCATATCGTCCACTTTTGAAAGCTGTGCTGAGGACGGAGCGAAACCACTATCGCCATAGGGAAGCGGCAATCCAGCCTTTTTGAACCGGCTTCTTGCGTGTGGATACATATCAATAACGCTCACTCTGTAGCGCTGAAATCCCATTTCCATAAAGGAAATCATTGTACGGTATGCAACTGAAAGTCCTTTCTCTGTGGGGATGATGGGGTCGATGCGAATGACGATTTTCTCCATCGGGAACCCAGCTTTAACCAACTCCATAATTGCGGCAAACTCCTCGTATGGAGTTGGTACATTAGGTTCCAAAGCAGAGTGCCCGTATCCAGTGATTGTTGCATGGACAATGAGTCTGTCTTTGTGTTCAAGAGCGGCATCGAAGAAATCCGGCGACACACACTTCGTAATTAGAACAGCAGCATCAACTCTGTCTAATTTCTCGACCCAAGACAAATCAACGCCTGCGTCTCCCGCTTCTGTAATTCCAATCTTGTATAATGCCATATCAAATCAGCCTTTCACATCAACGCAGTAACATTTACACTCTTTATTCCAGCAGTCTGTGTTGCAATGAGATGTGCCTTTCCGTTTATAGTCTTTGGGGGCGATGATGCTTAGAACAATTTCTTTTTCATTGGGGCAGGAGCCCATGTAGCACATCTTTTCCTCGACCGCCTCCGCAATTTTTCTGCGATACCACCTTAAAAACATCTCAGCACCCTTTCATTTCACTGGGACGACCGTAATTTCTATCTCGAATTGCGGTGTCATTTGCATGGTGAGCGGTATAAATTCACTGTCTGCAAACCTTTGCAAATCCTGCTCGCTCAAATGCTTTTTGAAAAATGTGTCGAATTCTTGTGTGGTAATCACCAATTTAGTTGCGTACATATTTCGCCTCCTACCACTCATTCTCTAACTTGTTTATCTGATATGCTATAAACAAGTTCTTTTCGTAGCTCATCCTTTAGTCTGCGCTTAGCCAACCGCTTGTTGGATTTTTTAGCTTTTGCCCACCCATTGTGGTTGTTCGCCCAGCAAGCATATCTGTGGCTGAACTCGGACTGCCAGCCGAGTTTTCCTTTATAAGTGTTAGCCCTTTTCATAGGTCACATCACATTTCTGCTCTGACCCGCATAAGGATTTTACCAAGACGATTTTCTCCGACGCCATCACAGACGCCCCAGATGCGGTCGCCCCAAGTATTTCCTTCAATGAGTTCGGCATCCTTGGTCGCAGCGAGCTTGTCTGCCAAATCAGGATTCTGTGAGAACTTTGCCTTGCAAATCTCATACATAACGGCATCTTTGACTGCTTCCCAATCATCACGGAGCTTAACCCTACGCCCAAGTTTCTTTGCCTCTGACGGATTCAGACGGCAAAACTCAGCCATGCGCTCTGGGCATTTAGCCGCTTGAAATGCTGCCTCGTTATTCTCAAAACGCATTCCATTATAAATAACTGGTGCCGAGTAGAAATTACTCAGAAAATAATACTCACCTCTAAACTCGCTGATACTTACTCCCATATTGTCAGTCAACCTCCCACGCATAATCGAAATGTCTCCGGTACGAATTTCCCTTACGAATGTTGCCCTTATAGCGTCTGATTTTCCTGTTGGAATATGTCTTCCAAAACATCTGCCTGTTTGAGTTCTTGGGATACTGGATGTAACTTCCGACCGGCTGATAAACGCCGTCTTTCCAACCCCAATCCGTATAGCCGATACCTGACTTATATCCATAGGTCATAATACGCAGCAGCTTTTCTTTCTTCTGCTTGCGCATCTTGCGCCGATACGCTCTCCCAGTTTTCCTCGGTTCACACAGTTTGCGCTGCGGCTTGTCCGCCTCAAAAGCATCACTGCAATAACCACTGATAAAAAACTCAGTCTGGACTTTATCGCAACCGCAGTATTCAAGCTGCGGTTCGTAGCCACCTTCTCGTGCAGCCCTGAGCCTATGCTCAATGCCTTCACAAATTGGACATTCATCGCAAGTGAACTTTCTTCCACAGAACTCAAGCATGATTGACCTCCTGCTGAAAAGTCTTACTGCTTCGTCAAGATGTACTCCGTATTTGCTGTTTGGATGGTAATTGTGTCTTCGCCGTTTTCCCACGGAGTAAAATCCAAAACAGTAGATGTATGTAGGCAATGATACCGGTCGTCATATTCGGGCAAATACTTGATAAAGCCACGCTCTCCGACCTCCAAGTAAACAACGTATGCTTTTCGACCGAGCACCTCGTCATGCAATGGATTTGCTCTGCCGTTTTTGCTCTTAATCGATGTAATCGTGTAATAAGCTGCTGGGACGTATGTCCTGCTTAGCTCATATCCCTTCCACAAATCCATAATCATCCTCCATCACTTGCGGTTTCGTCCGCGCCCCTCGCTTTGCGCTGGCGTGTCTTCCTTTTTGCTTCTTCTCTCCGAACTCTTTTACATATTCACGGTTCGCCTTACACTGATTGCAATTATTTCTTTGTTTGCAGAACCAGCACCCGTCCTGTCCCCACCAAAACCAGTCTGGCATTGATGGTCTTGGTTTTCTTTTCGCCTTACCCATAATTATGCCTCTCGCAAGGGAATGGGCAGCTATCGCACTGCGAATAGTCGCAAGCATTTTCATAGTCGCACAGGCAAAGACACTTTAACCAATACGCAAGACCGCCAATGACCGCTGCTGTTGCCAGCGCAAACAGAATTACACGAAAAATCATGTCCATCACCTCACCAGCAATCGTAGTCAGTAATGTTCTTTTCTTCTCCGCAGACAGGACACTTAATTGTAATCGCCGTTCCAATGCCTGTTCCGGTCAGCTCGTACAAATACTTACTGCCGTTCTTACATGACTTGTAGTGGTTATCCCTGAAAGCTCTTTCTGCCAGCGTTTCGTTATCTGACATCTGGCATAAGGAGTGGGTGCGATTATACTCAGCCAGCTCAACTGCCTTTCGAATCTCTTCGTCCTTATTCCATTCGGCAACTTTCTTTCGCAAGCTCTCGTTCAATTCAACGAGGGAATCGTATTCGTCCTGTGCGGCTTTCAATAACCCTTTGAAATCTCTATGAACTCTAAACATTTGTGCCACTCCTTTCGATTCTTTTCTTCAAGTAATCATAGGTTTGATTGCTCAAAGAAAAGAGCCGAATAGCTCGGCTCCGTTTATATGTAAGCGGCTTGTAATGAGCCGCTCTGTTCTCTTCGCAACATTCCGAGAAGCCTGTCTGCATCTACATCTGTCAAAATCCTATACCATTCAGAATGGAAGAACCTCTCCAGACTTTTTAACAATCCCTCGTCTTCATTACGAAGTGCTGAACGATAATCATCCGCTGCAACTGCAACAATGGCATTCGCCAAATTGCGCCAAGGGTCATCGTTGCTTTTTCTCAACCGACCAAGGCTCACCGATGGCTGTGCCATTGCTCGCTCTGGCATTTCACCCTGCGGGACACCTCTCGGCAAACACCCGCAAGATTTTACGGCACCATTTTTAAGGAATCGCCCATCAACGATGCAGGTCTTGCCGCATCTGCATTCGCACAGCCACCTTGGTTGACCACTGCTGCTGTTCTCAGCTCGCTTGACCACCTTCAATTTCCCGAACGTTTTGTTAGTCAAGTCTGTTGATTTACCGCTCATAAAAATCAATCCTTTTCTGCGAGAAGGAAGTCAGGATTGATGACCTTGAAGCTGATGTTGCTCTGGACATTACGCATAACTACGCCTTCTCGTTTTTGCTCCTTACGAACCACTGATTTTCCCTTGGAATACTCGACCAGCTCAGCGATGGTCTCTGGCAAGGTCTTACCCTCCTCTACAATCGGAACAGTCTTAATTCCATACGGCTCAAGCAGCTTCTTGATTTCCGCCGTGCCACATTTGTGGTCTGGATAAATCAGATTGAAGGCAAACAGGTCGTACCCACTGATGTGGTATTTGTTGCCTTGAATCTGGTTGCCGCAAATTTCACCTTGTAAAACGATGGTTTCATAATCACCGATAAGGTGTTTCAACACATCTTCGATGTGAAGCTGGCGTGCAATCGTCCAGTATGAGCTGTTGTCAGGCGTGCCAAGGTAGATGTTTCTGCTGCAAACGCCAAACTCATACTTGCGCTTGGAAACTTTACGCAGATAATACGTCGCTGACTGCCCATCAACTTTCTCTGTGACAGAGAACTTCGTTCCCTTGTTACGCTCCATCTCAAAGAGCGTCGTAAGGTTTTGAATGCGGGTCTCATCCGTCTTGGCAATCCAGTCGGGGAATCCTCCCTTGCGCTTGGGCTTCATAAACAGCTTGCGATACCACTTGAATCGCATCAGGAAGCGAGCGATTGCGCTCTGCGGTTTCTGAGGCTGCTTCGTCAAGAGCTGTGCTTCTTGCTGCGCCTCTGGGTCATACTTCTTAATACCCAAAGCGTCCGTCACGTCGGCACCCAAAATGGCAGGGGTACCATTCGGGAGGATTGACAGCGGAAGAACCAAGCCCTGACTGACCTGACCACGAAGCTTAATGGTGCGAACTCTGAACTTTCTGTCTCTCAGGAACTCGAACTCAGGGCGTTCGGGGACGATAGAATCGACCTCAATGTAAACGATATGCTCTCCCACATGGAACTCGCCCTTCTGAACCACGCATTCCCAACCATCGACCTGCGCAACTTCAATGCGGTCGGCTCCTTCAATCGGGTGGAGAGATGCAATCTCACGGATTGTTGCCAAATGTCGCATAGGACACCCTCCTTTGAATTATTAAAACCATCGTTTTTAGCTTTTACTGATAACTCTTTTGAACTTCAATGAGCTATTTACGATGTAATCGTCAATCAGTTTGCTCTGTGCTTTTGTCTCTGCGTAGGCAGTAATGGTGATGGACTTCTTACTCCAGTCCAAAGTGTAGCTGTCAGCAGCGACATTTGTGATATGATGTACCGCCAGAAAATCTCGAAACTCTTGCATCGCTTCCAAATTATCTGACATGATGACGTTCACATAGGTCTTATCTCTTGAAAACCTGTTGCTTAATGCGACAGCTAAACAGTAGCCAACACCACTTGCAATGGAAACAGTTGCAAGGGCGAGGCTGCTGTCGCTTGTTACGATATCTTTTGTGATGCTAAGGTAGATGAAATTTGACAAGCCGAGAGCGACTCCGGCAAGGACACAACGATTTCTCTGCACCAAGATTGTCTTGGCTGTGCCGAGCGTGTTGTCCAACACCTTAGCGAAAAACAGAATGACCAGATATAATGCGGCTGTCAAATAATCTCCTCCTTATTTAGAAATCAAATAAATCTTGATATGCCCACACGCCAATAGGAATACCGGCGGGGATGCACCACAAAAGCAGATACGCTGGGGTGCGGAATTTGAAGCTCCAAACGATTGGCATAATTATCGTAAGAACAATTAGCGCAAGCAAGATAATGGAGGCAACAATGCAGATGAGAACTTTGACCCAGCTTTCTAAATTATCCCACCAGTCTTCCATCACGGTTCAATGCTGACGATGGATGTTGAACCGGTGACCGTAGGCAACTCACCATTCCACTGCTCATACTTGATTTTCTCAATCAGCTCGTCAGTAAGTGATGCTGCAATCTTACGGTTTGCGTCGGCTTCTGCCTCGGCAGCGATGCGCATTGCCTCAGCCTTTGCCTCGGCTTCAATGACTGCTTTCTCTGCGTTAATCTGTGCGACCTCTCTGTCTTTCTCAGCCTGAACCTTGGCGGTTTGCTTTTCAATATTCGCCAATTCAAGTTCCTGCTGAGCAGTGACCTTCTTCTGGATAGCCGCAGCCGTCTCATCGTCAACTGAGATATCCGTGAAGTTTACGGTGTCAATAATGATGCCATACTGGTCGAACTTCTCACGCAAATAGGTATCCAACTCGGCATTGATTTCAGTACGCTTATCGCCAAAGATGTCGGTAACGGGGTAGTTTGCGGAGACCTCCTGCGTCCACGCCACAACCTTGGGTTTAATAAACGAATCCTTGATTGCCTCGCCAGATTTTCCTTTGAACATTGCAAAGGTTTCGGAGACTCGTGCCTCATCAAAACGATATGAGAACTCAATATTCACTCGGACAGTCTTACCATCAGATGTAGGGATATTGAAACTCTCATCCTTGGGTGAGTCGCCCTTATCCTCAGCCGTCAGATATGACTGCTCAATACCGATAGAATACTTGGTCACCTTTTTGGTCGGAGCAACCAGATGCCAGCCCTGTTCCAAGACCTCGCCATCAACGCCGCCGTTCATGTTATACACAACGCCGACGTAACCTGCGGGAATCTTCTCCAGACACACAACGCAGCAAACCAAGCCGATAATCAGCACAAGTGCCAGCAAGATTGCACCAAGTTTACCCTTCTTCATTCCTTTACTTCCTTTTCTTCGTCAGTTTTTTTCTCCGTTTCCTCGGAGATTTCTTTCTTCGCATCATTGTACAATCGCATTCCAACTCCGCCGACGCCCTTAAAGGCGAAACTCAAACAGAACCAGATAAGCACAAGCACAATGACCACGATGAGCCAGAACACGATGTTCATGTTGTTGCCTCCTGCTCTAAGACTCTTGGTATGTATGTGCGGGTTTCCATACGCTCTTCGACCTTTCTGGTCTTACCCAGCGCTTCACGCACAAGGTTCAAAAGGTTTTTGCCTTTGTCGCTTTCAAGAAACTGAACGAGCGGCTCAAGAATTTCTACCGTATCCTTGCACTCGCGCCGTGCTTGACGACACTTTGCAAGCTGCGTAGCAACCTTGGCTCGCTCTTTGTAATCAAGACCGTCAAGCTCCAGTTTGTGAAGGTAGTCCTGCGTGAGCCTATCCATGCGGTTCACCTCATCATAGTTCCACGCATAGTCCCTTTGCGCATTCTCCATCAGCTTACAGAAACTACTGATAGATTCTGAAAACTGTGGTGCCGCCTTTACTTTACTCACGCAAGCCTCCTTTCTCAGCCGTAGCTGACCTCGTCTTTGTCTGTTCGGATAGAAATAAACACCGGGAACTGTAAACTCTCAGCACCGGTGTTTTTGTCATATGATATTTCCTTGTATTTTACCTCGCACAACCGTCCGGGTATTTCATCTTTAGCCGCCCAAAAAGCTGTACGCTGCTCATCGGAAAAGCCAGACCCAACATTTACTTCGTTGCCTTTATAGTCCAGCACAAATGCGCCCAATGTTCCTGCAAGCCTGCCGCTTCCTTCTTCACAACGCAAGATATGCAAATCCATAGTGTAGAAGCGTTTGACTTTGAGAATTCCGTTGTGACGCTTTCGCTTATATGGAACATCAAAGTTGACCATTAAGCCCTCTTTGTCCTCCCGAACCATTTGCTCTAATAGCTCATCGATTTTTGTCTGGTCTTTACCGTGATATAAAACAGGGAGGATGTTGACTCGACCATCTTGCGGAATGAAGCGATGAAGCTGGTCTAAGAAAGACCGGCGATACCCATAGCCGCCCTCGCTTACACCAACATCGAATTCTTCTGTCGTAAGCACATCAAAAATGGTGTAGCAAACTGCCGTTTTATCAGTGTCTTCTGAGTTGATAATGCCCGTTGCCTTACGGAACGCCTCATTATCAGACAGTTCGCCTTTATCTCGTAGGGTTAGTTCTCCGTCAAAAACATAGCTATCGTTCTCGTCGATTTTGAGCGCGTCCAGAATATGTCCAAGCCCTTCGTAGGGAACTCCGCTTCTTGCGAACAGTTGCCCTTTGTAGTATGTTGCCCTGACACCATTCAGTTTTTGAGTGAGCCAAAACTCCGTGCCTTCCTTGATTGGATATTTGTCAATTGGATATGCTTGCTGAACCTCCCATTCGGGAATCAATCCGGGGATAACCTTGTTCACAGTTTTCGCTGTGACACCCAACCGAAGTGTCTTTGACAGAAGTTCGATGTAAAACTCGGATGATTCCGGGTCAGTCAAACACTGCACGAAAACTCGCACTTGATACACGGTTGCTGCATCCAATGCTTTTCGCTTTGATAGCAGCTCACAGATTTCAAAGATGTCGGTCATCGTGATTGTAATTGCTGGGTCATACTCGACAGGCGTTCGCAGTGTTTGTTCCGAAATCTTGTACGTTAGCATTGGATTCAAAGCGTAGTACAAAATCTTGCGGAAATTCTCAACATCTTTGAAGGCTTGCAAGACCCGCATTTTACTAATCGCGCCGCTTGCGCTCTGCAAACAGCGAACAATCGCTATTTCTTCCATACAATCACCTTACGGCTGCGAACCGTAAGCAGGCATCGGGTTGAGCTTGTGCAGGTTCTGCATATGCTTCTTTGCAATTACCTTGTCGATGTCTTCATCCCCACTGCTACCATGCATGATATAGTTGTCGAGCTGCATATAAGTGAAGCCCAGATTGTCCTCGTCTGTCTTACCACAAAGACCGTCAGACGGAGTCTTATCTACCAGTTCACGAGGGATGGGGAGTTCGTAGCCAATCTGACGAACCTCATGCACCATGATATTTGCGAGTGGGCTGAAGTCGCCAGCACTGTCACCGAACTTTGTAGAGTATCCAACATAATCCTCGGAGCGATTGCAGGTGTTTGCCACCCGACCTCCGCGAGCCAAAGACTGTGCGACCATATAGAGCGTCGCCATGCGCAGCCGTGGAGGAAGATTGACCGCCGCCTGATTGCTTACGCCGGACGGCATTACTCTGCCGACCACATCAACCATCTTGCTGTATGCACCGCCAATGTCAACTGTAACACTTGCAATGCCAAGCGTATCGACCAGCAGCTTGGAGTCTGCGATATCTTTCTGCCGACCATTCGGCATCAGTACACCGATAACCCGCTCTACGCCAAGAGCTTCAACGCAAAGCGCTGCAACCACGCTGCTGTCTTTGCCACCGGAAATGCCGATGACAGCACAGCAGTCATTGCCGTTTGCAGCGAAGTATTCTCGAATCCACTGCACGATTTCATCTTTTGTTCTTTTCGGATTTGCCAGCATACTATACCTCTTTTCTCCACAACTCTACTGTGTACTTATCGGACAGTTCCTTTTGGATAAGACCGAAAATCACATTCCAGTCTCCACCGCCAAGACCGCATCCAATCTTAAACGGCATGGCGATTGTTTCTCCTGTAGGTACGGTCAATTTAATCCGTTTTAAGCAACTCTGAAATGCGGTGTAATCTGTGTACAGTTTCCCATCATATCCGTAGTTGCTCTGCGCAAACATATTGACGATGACTTTGCCATCGTTAGCCTGAGCGAATTGCGTCCGACCGAACACATTCCGTTCCTCATTGCAGAAGCCGACATAGGCGTTATAGACTTCTGGATACTTGGCTCGAACCTGTTTCGCCACACCGCTGCCCATTCTCGCCTGACAGTTAACCTGATGGCAAATGTATTTGGCATGGGTCTGAAACAAATCTCCATCAATAATTTGTACCGGCATCAGAACGCTCCCCCGTGAAGATTCTTACGAACCTCATCCAACGTGAACTGCTTTTCAAACTTTCCATCTTTGAACACGGTGCGCAGCTCATTGCTGTCTTGTGCCTCAGCCCAAGTGAGACCGTCAACGTAATCGTAGCCGTCATCAGTTTTGACTACACGGCAGCAACCACGCTGAGACTTCTTGAAATGTCCTGTGTCCGTCTTGGGATTCTTGAAAATCATAATCGGTTTGCCATCGGCGTTTTCTGCATATGTCGCTTTAACTGCAATGCCGAATGTATCTCTTGTGTACGGGTTGTACTGTTTACTTCCATCGTACTCGATTGTCTCTAAGCACTCCATTGAGAATGAACCGACGCCAAGCGAAACATTGTTGATTGCAAAGCCGTTTTTCTCCAGAAGAGAGTAGATTTGCTCACAGCGTTGCGGAGTAATGCTGTCTCCGTAAATTGCCTTGACGTGCGGGTTCAGCACTTTATAGCCCTTGCTATTCACTGTGCCACCAAAGATGTCCCATAGACGATACACGGTCTCAGTAATTACGCTAACAGGGTCGCCGCTGTCGCCGCGAATTGAGATGAAGCCATCGTGGTTTAGGATGTCATCTTTGAGCTGAGGGAGGATTTTCTCAACAAGATTCCAATAGTCATAGCTGTCACTAACCATCGAGAAACTCTGATGCGGATACACCTCACAAAGAAGTCGCCGAATCTGCGTCACCTCATCACCGTCAACAGCAAAGTTGGAACACATTACACTGTGTTCTGTTGAGAGCGCACCATATGCAACAGGCTCCTTACTGCAATCGCAGTTGTAGTTATGCTCAAGCCACAGAATTGCAGGTACTGTCGCTGTATTCAAAAAGCTCAGGCAGAAAGCCGCTGCGCTCTTCGTTGCGCTTTCAACACTCTCTTGCCCGCGCATAGAAAAATCGCCAAGGAGTCTCGCACGAACCACACTGTCATCGCAAGTGCGTTCTGCATACTCATTGACGATTTTACGATATCTGTACCCAACCTCGGCGGAGACTTGCGTATGCCACATTGTGCAGGAGAGCATCGTCTCGATGGTGTTGACCAGCCACACGAAGTCGGGGTGTGTATTTGAGATTTCAATTTGCGGAACTTTGATGTTGGTTCTCGTCCCTTCTGGAACAGCACGAACCTGCAACGGAAGATAGCCGAGGTCGTACAATTCACGAAGCCGTTTCTCTCCAACGCCTTTCGTTCCGATTGTTGCCCCAAGAACTCTGTTGTACTCCTTGAGTACACTATCAAACGGGACATTAAAGAAGTGGTCGCTGAATGCCTCAATGAGATATTCCTGAATGAATGCCTGAAGCCCAAACAGTGTAACCTTATCGGTATCACCGAGGCGACTCATGCGTGGCGTGTAGTAGGAGACCATTTTGGTCAAGCCCTTCGGATACTGTTCAGCGTGACAAGTCTTATAGAAGTCCAGACACAGGAGTGGATTATATGTAATCATTCAGTTTTTCCTCTTTTCTTTAGCTTTTCACCATATTTTGCAAAAAACACAGCAAACGCAAACGGTGCTGCAACAATCCAGAAAACACCTGTCATAATATACCCGTCTTCGAACCCATTATATTTGTTATATGGTTCTACGATAGTGTACAAGCGGCAAAGTGCGAATGTTACAATTGCACCAATGCAGAGGTACAGGAATACCAAAAGAGCTATCATCATTCCTCTTCACCTGCCTTAAAGTTATAAATCGGCTTGATGATGGCATCAATGGTCACTGTCGGTTCGATGTTGTTTACGATATCATCCATACCTTTGTATGCCATTGGGCATTCATCGAGCGTGCTTCTTCCAACAGATGTGGTGTAGATGCCTTCCATCTGCTTCTTGAACTCAGAAACTGTGAATGCCTCTTTCGCCGCGCTGCGGCTCATCAAACGCCCAGCTCCATGCGGCGCAGAGAAGTTCCAGTCCTCATTTCCTTTGCCGGTACACAGCAAGCTACCGTCTCTCATGTTGATAGGAATCAGCAGCCGCTCGCCAGCTTGTGCAGAGACCGAACCCTTGCGAAGAATCATATTTTCTACATCGATGTAGTTGTGAATGGTCGTAAATTGCTCCTCGACATGGAACCCCATGCCCTTAACAATGGTGTCCATCATTGCTTGGCGGTTGAGTTCAGCAAAACGTTGAGCAATTTTCATGTCATGGATATACTGCTCGAACAATTCTCCCTCGACATATGCAAGCTGCTTTGGAACTCCCGGCTTCTTTGCCTTCATGCCTTTAAGAACGGCTTGGATTTCTTTCTGTCTTCCAGCCGCTTTTAACTCGTTGACGACCTCCTCGATTTCTTCCTTGGAATACGAGGTTAACGCCTTGAACGCAGCTTCCTGATAGAAGTTGGCAATCTCAAGACCAAGGTGTCTGCTGCCGGAATGAACCACAATATAGATGTGCCCATCGCCATCTTTGTTGGCTTCGATGAAATGATTTCCGCCACCAAGCGTACCGATGCTTTTATATGCGCGGTCTACATTGACCATCTTTGCACAGCACAGCTCCGACAGGTCGATGCTGTCTGCGTATCTATGAGCTTCTGTGCGAATCTCAAAACCGGACGGAACCCCTGCGCGAATAACTTTGTCCAGCTTCTGTGGTTCGATATACGTTTCTTTGATACGGATGGTTTCCATGCCGCATCCGATGTCAACGCCAACAAGGTTCGGGCAAATCTTATCCTTGATGGTCATCGTGGTTCCGATTGTACAACCTGCCCCAGCGTGAATATCTGGCATCATACGGACTTTGCTTCCCTCGATGTACGGTTGATTCAAAAGATTGATAACCTGAGAGATAGACTCGTTATCGACCACGTCAGTAAACACCTTTGCAGTGCCAAACTTACCCTGTAACTCAAGCATTTGCCCGCCTCCTTTAAGATTAAATGAGCGAAATCATTTCGCTATTTCCGCGATAGATACTGTCTGTGGTAAACACATGACTGATTAAGCCATCTGTAAGAACCGTTCCACTGTGAATTGTGTTTTCACAATGGGTCACATACAAATACACTTCATTCGCGCCAGCCTCTTTTAGTGCCTTAGCCGTAAAAGTGAATGTGCCACCGCGAGAGCAAATATCATCGACAATCAGCACATTTCTATCGGTAACCTTTTCTGGGCTCGTCAGTTCCAGCCGTTCAATTTTCCCGGTGCGCCAGTCTCTGTGCTTGATGCAGAACACATACTCTCTACCAGCTTGCGATGAATATCGTTTTGCTGCTCCCTCATCAGGATAGCACAACAACACATTTTTGTCATTCAACTTGCCCAAGACTCTTCGAATATTTGACTGCGCATCTATCACACAGACCCTATCAAACAGTGCTGTTGAAACATTCGAGTGCGGGTCGCTGACAAGCACTCGGTCAAAACTTAATGCGTTGATGAACTCCGCAAACCATTTCAATGTAAAGACTTCATCTGCGTTTTTTACTCTATCCATTCTGGCGTTTGGAATATACGGCAGACTCAAACGGATGATAGGTCTTTGGTTGTTCTCTCGAATATGGTTTGTCAAGTACCACAAGAGAATACACTCTTCATCGTTGTCGTATTTCCATGTAATACTGAAAATTGGCGGTTCCATTGGTTGAGCAAACATCTGTGGGGGAAGATGCGGAGAGAATCTGAAAGAGGTTGTTCCATCAGGGAACTTTGTAAACTCGACCTGCTTATCGTTAACAAGAATCATGCCGTGACCTCCTCGTTCTCGATGTTAATCTGGCACATTTTCATTGCCGCCAGTGCAGTCTTGTGACTCTCTGGTGTCACGCCAGCGCAGCAAGAAGCATCGACCGTAATCTTAACCTCTGGCAGAAACGCCTTGAGGAGCAGCGCATTGGAAATCACGCAGATGTCGGTACACAGACCAACGAGGACAATTTCATTGATATCGCCCGCTGCCTGTGGTAACCCATCGTTTTGTAAGTACAAAGCAAGGTCAACCGAACCAAAGGTTCCTTTTAGAAAACTTTGTACATAACCACTTTCACGGCTTTTGTGCCGGATTGCCTCCTCAATCAACGGGTGCATCTCCCAACCCTCAGTTTCGCTGAGGCAGTGCTTGACTGGCAGTAACTTACCTTCCTGCGTGTCAGGATAATCTCCATAATGTGTGTCCAGTGTATGTAAAATAACGCCGTCAAACTCTTCAATTTTCTTGATGACCTTCGGCACAATAGCCTGTGCCTCTGGTGTGCCGAGCGTACCATCAATAAAGTCGTTCTGCATATCAACGACAACAAGAACTCTCATTCCTCGTCCTCCATCTCACAGCGACGATTGTTTGCTGATAAAGTTTATCGCTTTACCTGTTTTCTTGTTTACACCATGTCCAACAACATGGACGAGGTAGTCTTCCCAAGTTTCTCCTGCTTTCCAATACTCGGAATCCTTTTCGTATGTACCGGTTTCTCTTACGACTTCGATTTGGACAGTTCCTTTGAAATCTGGAATTAACGTGGTCGTCCACGGTTTCTCTAAGTGATAATTGAAGTTTGGGTTATAAGCAAGAACTTCATCCAGCAGAAATACGGATACAAGACCAGCATCTGCACAGAAATGTCCTAACGGTTTCTTTGTGTCCGAATCGAAAACTGTGCATCCCCAGTCTCCAAAGATGGTGTCATGGGTCAGATAATTCTTAATCCCCAGTCGCTCCATATACTCGCCGCACTCACAATAGTGCCAGTCGTTCTCAGTTATCTCGTTTTCATTGCGAATGATGTAGCAGGGGTCTGTAATGATAATGTCACCATCAAATTCTTTTTCCGGGGTACTCTGATATCTCATTCTTGCTCGCCCTCCTTATACTTACAGCGAATGTCCTTCTCACGCTTACGATTATAGGCTCGTTTGTTTGGAACAATCTGAGTAACGGGGCGAGCACAAGTCCAGAAACTGCGTGCTTTCTTCGCTTGAAGTTTGCGCTTATTCTTATCTGTCATTGAACTCGCCTCCGTTCTCAACTTGCCGACCGCTTTCCGCATGGGGCGTGATTGCTGTAAGAGCCCCATGTGCACAGAGTGACATTTTTAGCAAGCAATTTCCGGGTTATTATTTTTATTCGCCGAATAAAAATTATAACCTCGGAAATGCGAGGCTAAAAATGAAGAACCCTAATCCTTTCTTCTGCTTTAAGCGAGAAGATACTACACGTTTGCTGAGACATATGTATGTAGTCAATCTTCAAAGCGGTCTATATCATAGCGGATAGCCGCTTATGTCTTAGGTTGCAATTCTCCGCCCATCCATGCTCAAAAGCTGGGCGAATGCTTCATCGTCTTCTTTTTGCTTCTCTGCCTCATCATTCTGGATAGCGACAAACACTACGCCGCACATACCAATGAGGTCTCCGACAGAGAAGTCTTCCTCCTCAACGCCCTCTTCTTCATCAGGCTCTTCCAGAGAATCGAGGAAATCATCGTCCTCGGCGTACTCTTCCTCTTCCTCGTCTTCCCATACGCCGTAATCATCGCCCCATTCGAGGACATCCTCCTTGTAGTCTTCAAAGTCATCGTCGCCGAGACCGTCATAATCAAGGGTGCTGTTGCGGCGGTAGTAATCGTACCCACTGGGTAGGTTACCAAGGAAATCTCGGATATCTCTCCAGCCGTAGTCGGCAATGGCATCGCGGATATCTTCTTCAACGTAGTCATCGTAATCATCATCGTCATAGATGTCCTCACAGACATCACAGTCAAAGTCATTGCAGAAATCTTTCAGTTCATACCACTCAGTGATATTGTCAAGGAACTCGCTTCTTGTCATGTTTCAATCCTCCGTTTCCACTGTTTCAGTTGAGACTCTAACGAGCTTGGATAATGCTTTCTCTGTCAGGAACGCATATTGCACACCAAGCTGCGTGTTGGTTAACTCTTTTCGCATCGTTGTAACTGCCGTGTCAATCGACACGTTGCTATTTCTCAGCTTTGTAAATTTACTTTTCAGGTTACTTCCTCCGCCAGCCATATATCCGATTACCAAATCGACATTTGGAGCGGTGCCGAGCCTTGAGGAAACCACGAATCGAAGCCAATCCTCAGACCTTTCATCAAACTCCAGAACAGAAAGCCCGTCCAAGTCTGTAAGCAAATATGTTTGGACATACCCGAACCGAGAGTTTTTGATTGCCATCGGCAAGGCATCGAAATAATTTTGGGCAAGATAAAAGCCGCATCCGAAATCTCGGTGCGGCTTACATTTGCTCAGGGTTGGTACATCGAAATCTGCCGGAGTACCGTGATACAGATACATGGCAACCCTCCTCTATGAAATTGGTCTGGGCGAGAGGACTCGAACCCCCGACATCTTGCTCCCAAAGCAAGCGCACTACCATCTGTGCTACACCCAGATATAATGGTTTTGTTTCCGAACATACACGCACTACTGATGGATTTGAACCATCCTCACCATAAGCATCGCCATCAATGCTTAGTAGTGTGTGCCGGGGCAGAAAGGAAAACGGATATGTCAGTCCGTTGGAGCTGGTGACAGGACTCGAACCCGCAACCCAGTGAGTACAAATCACTTGCGCTACCAGTTACGCTACACCAGCGTGCACCCTCGTCTTTCCGAGGTGTCAGCTTTTAGCTAAAAGGCTGCTGATGGCTGGACTTGAACCAGCGACTCGCACTTCCGGTGCTGCTCTACCAACTGAGCTACATCAGCATAGATGCGCCCTGCGCCCGTAGGACTCCGTGTGCACCCGGCTGTGTCTCTTACAGAGATAACAGTTGAGTGATGAACTAACCGTACAAACGTAAGCATGACCAACAGAGCAGATGGAGCTGGAACTCGGAGTCGAACCGAGAACCCACGCTGTACGAAAGCGTTACTCTACCAGTTGAGCTATCCCAGCATAGATGCCATCCTGAAACTATGGCGATGTCAGTAACACCACCAATACAAACTCACTATGATGGCAGTTTTAATAGCGTGAAAGGAGAATCATGGATAAATCATCATGGCATAAGGGATTGCAGGGATAGAAAACAAGCTCTAATACCGAAGATGATTTTGGCAGGGGTAGCAGGATTTGAACCTGCGAATCTGGGAGTCAAAGTCCCATGCCTTAGACCGCTTGGCAATACCCCTGTATGCAGGCTTATGCAGCGGCGTCCCGCCAAACCAACCTGTAACCGACTTCCAGAGCAGGCTCTGACGTGTCGTAAAGGCATTTCCTTTAACGCATAATTTAATGGTTTCTTACTTGGAGCGGCGTACCAGACTCGAACTGGCACCACCGGTTTGGAAGACCGGAGTGCTAACCGTTGAACACCAACGCCGCATGGTCGGCTTCTCGCTTAGATTGTCACACGCTACCGGCAACTACGCTCCGAAAAGTCGTAGCCCCTATTCCGTCAGGTCAAACCGGTCTTGACGCATCAAGACAAGCGCAGTTTTCAGCAAGCATTTTCATTCTTTGTGAGGTAAGCCGATAATCGCTCACATCAGTTGGGAGCTACCCAACAACTGGCAGGGGTGAATGGATTCGAACCACCATCTGACGGTTTTGGAGACCGCTGTGTTAGCCATTACACCACACCCCTTGGCGGAGTGGACAGGACTTGAACCTGCACATCCTTTCGGATTACTCACGGTTTAGCAAACCGCTGCCTTACCGTTAGGCTTACCACTCCATTGGAATTACTTTATTATACAGAGCAATAAATTGCTCATTGACCTGCTTGTCCACATGATAATGTCCAAAGAACCACCGCTTGAATGTGAGGTCGGAACAGACCCTATCCAAAAAGCTAACCATCGGGTCATTCTCGTACCAGCTTGCAAGCAAAGTCTGAATACTCCTTGGCGCACAATGTGTAATCACATAGTCAACGCACCAATTATGTTGTTCGAGCGCTGTAATCGCTCGCTCCATTTCTTCTCTGGACGGCATTTCCTCTTTCCACCATGAGATGTGTTCCACACGATACTCTTTATCAACCGAACGAGCACCGCCCATGCAGAAGATTTTCTTCCCATCAATTGTGAGCACCTGTCCTCTGTCCAAATGATAGATGTCAGGGGCGATTTCCCGTACCTTTCCGCCAAATTTGTCAATTAACGGGAACTGGTAGAGCATATCAAAGTTCTCATGGTTGCCATCAATCCAAAGTGTCGTGAAGTTTTTCGCCGTCAACCAGTCTTGCCACCACATCTCTCGATGCGAACCGTCCCAGCAAAGTCCAAAATCGCCACATATGATTACGAAGTCATTCTTCGTCAATTCCTTTTGCTGTTGGAACTTTGTCGTATTAAGCTTGGCAATATCAATGTTTGCGTGTGTATCTCCAGTAACATAAATCATGCTCAGTTCCTTTCTCATCTGCAGTCCATATGTATATTCTGTTCTGGTCTCTTCGTTTATCTCCTTAACTACGAGATTTGGATGAGCTGAAAGCGAGTTCAAATCTCAAGTGGCGATGATGAAATCATTGGGAGACAATGGATTCAACAGTCACTCATCTGATGGAGATGATGGGATATCCAGAATATCTTAATGCGCTGCGCAGCAAGCTTAGGCGCCTTCGCAGCAGGCTGCGGGCGGGGAATCGTGCTGTCCAGCAAAGTGACACTTCAGCCTTTGGCGTGAAGCACATTCCTTACGAAATGTTATTCACTGCAAATGATAATTTGATTATCCTGTAATCTACATGGAGGTAACACCTCACGAAGAGGAGCTCTGGTGCCCAGTGACTGGCGTGCAGTATCCTGCTCCGGCGCTTTGAATCCATTGTGGCACAATGGATTCAGGTAGCTTCGGGCTGTTGCTGTACGGCTCCCGGCGATGAGGGATGTCTGGAGGCTGCAGGTGAATGCGCCTCCGGGGAGGTTTTCCCTCCCATCAAGTTGTTACTTATGCCTTTGGCGATAAGCATTGCTTTCGCAATTATGCATTACAGGATTGCGGGTTATTTATAGACGTTACCGCAAGTCGTCCTTCATCATGCGGATTACATCCACATTCATTTTCTTGTTAATGTAAGCTACAATTGCGTCAATGGTTTCCTTTTCGACCATGCGATAATAGCTATGCAGACCATACATTACCTGTACATCATTCCGTTCCCAAGCAACACCGTTGTTCTTATCTGTGATGTAGTTGTACAGCATCGACTGGAACTGCTTTTTCTTTTTATGACCGACCGTAATCTCGTTGTCCTTATTCAGCATAACGCCAAGATTCCAGTTGCGCCCCGCTGATGAACCATACCGAGTCTTGCTTGCATTGATTGTAAACGGAGCACCAAAGCTGCTCAATGTACTTACTACCAGCTCTTCAACAGAACGAACATCAAAATCATACTTGGATGAAATGATGAAATCATCTGCATATCTGGTATAAATGAAGCTCTGTTTTTCAAAGTTGCGGAGCGTATTCGACAGCTTGAAATCAACCGGAATCATCATCACATTCGTGATAAGCGGTGAAATTGGAGTGCCCTGCGGTAGTCCACCGTTTAAGAACGCTAATGACATAGCCGTCCGCAATGCTTCTTCACCCTGCGGCTCTTTTACAATCTCGCTAAAAGGAAAGACCATCGAGAACATTGAGATGGCATAGTCCAGTGTTGTGCTGCCAAAGAAATCGTGCAGGTCAAGCTTTGCGAACCATTTGCTGCTGTTCTTTTGGTGGCGCTTAACCGCATCGACTGTACTCCGCTTCTTTACATAAGCAAACGCAGCAGTATGATAGAGTGCATGGAAATCATCCTCGAAAATCGTTTTGAGTCTTCTCAGCGCATCCATCAGTTCTGCCTTTGGCGCATCAATTCTGCGAAGACCGCCAGATTTTTTGGGGATATAAAAAGTCTCATACAACTCGCTCCGTTCCTTTGCACGAAGCTCTGCCGTATCATTATTAAATCGAACGAGTTTTCCGATTAAGGTTTCCACACCAATCTTGCTGGAAAAATGTTCACTAACATTTTCAACCTCATATGTTCTTGTGTTTGCAATATTGGCATTGACAACTGGAGGCGTCTGATAGTTTTGAAACAGGTACTCTTCCAGTGTCATCTGGTGATAAATCGGTGACTGCCTAACAGTGATATAGACCATTTCTTACCTCCTTGTCCAATAACTAACTGTAACCTACATATGTCTGCTGCTTCCAGAATTCCTTGAGTCTGAAGACTGAGTCGTCAGTGTGAGAGATGGTGCTTGCGAGATGTGAGATGCGAAATTATTTTTCAGTAATCGTTTCGCCTGAAAATACGTGGGTTGGTGTTAGTACCTACAGTTCTTGTATTAGGTCTTGGCGAGTGGGTGCTTGACATTCGGTTGGTTCCGTGTCATGCTGCCGTCGCTTCTGGGCTACCGAGCTGCTCGCACTGATGCCGCGTCATCTCCCGGAGGGTTTTCCTCTCCGACAATTTGTTACTTTAGCCTTTGGCGTAAAGCTCTCTTACGAGAAAATCCGTTACAGTCTGTGGCGCATTAAGGCTGCGCCATGCCTAATAATTCAAATAGCTCTTCATCCGTAAAGACATTCTGAGATGCGAAGGGTTTAATAGAAAACGCGCCATCACCTCGCTGTTCGACAATTGTGTCAGGGCTCAAAGTACACACTGGTCTTACCCCAGCGCAGCTTGATGCTGTCAGCCTGTCTAACATACCGGAACGGTTGGCAATCGCTGCTCTTTCGGTCTCAACGTCGTCCAACAGCCAGAAACTCATAAATCCACGTTCTGAATCGAGCCCTGCATAACGAGCTTTTAGGTCAAACAAGTCGGCTGTCGGATTCGGACGGATGCCTTTCCTTTTGAACAAGTCAAAGCGTCGTCCATCTTGGAGACTAAAAATGTCTGCGACTGATGGCAGGCGAATCAACGATGACACCTGACTTTCTCCGACTGCATATTCTTTTCTGACCAAAGAAGCAACCTCATAGTCTTCAAAGAAATACAAGAACCCATAGTGGTCTTCATAGCGAGCATAGCTATGTCTTGCAAAAGCACCGGGTGAAGCATCGTTGTCGTGCATTGCGTGATACCACATCATCTGGTCACTGTTTAAGAACGAAAACAGATTGGACACTGGATATTTCGCATTATTAACGTACCTATAATGTCCAGCCTCTTCCGCCGCATCGAAGCACAAGTAGTCGATAGCTTTTTCTGTGATAAAATCACAGTTTGGATTACCTTTCAACCAAACAATCGGGTGCGGGCTGTCTTTGTCCACACCGTACTTGCCCATCACAAGTTGTGTACCAACTTTGAGAGCACCAACGGTCGTGTCCATACCTTACCCTCCCTTCGTTCTTTTTGAAAATTAAAACGCATCCAGCAGCGGCTGGAATGCGTCGCAGATAATCAGCTTGTTTAAGCCCTTGCCCCTGATGTACTTGACGAAGTTACTCACTCCCAAAGCACAAATCGCTCTGACCGTGGTTACAACGCCAAGCGTAATGCCGCAAGCTGAAACGGGAGTTTCTTCCGCCGCTTCATCGTGCGTAAAGTTCATGGAATTGAGGAAGTCTTTCTTCATCTTGTAGTCAGACCAATCAGCAGCATAGTGCTGACCTGCCTCCAGCAAGGTTCTGAAGTCAAACATCGCCTTTACATACGGATTGTCGAAGTGTTTTTCGACAATCTGTTTTCTCAGCTCGATGTTGTCAACGCACAAGAACACATAGCCAGACATCTGCTGCCCGTTCCACCCATCCTTGTACAGTTTCAGACTGCCCTTGACATCAGGATTGATATCGAAAAGGATATCTGCCAGCGCCTCGACCTTAGAGCGCCCGATGTCCTGCTGTCGGAAAATCTGATTTGCCAGATTGTGCGGGCTTACCGTATCCATGTCCCACAGTGCGATGTTCGTGAGACCCAAGCGAACCAACAGTTCCGCAATCGTCGCACCGACAGACCCACACCCGACGATATGGATTCTGCAATCAACCTTCTCAGGCTGAAAATATTCATAGCTCTTTGACAGGTCAATCGCCATATTACTTACCTCCTAAGTATGTATAAGGGTCGTAGTCCTCTTCATCCTCCCAGCCCTGCATCGTTTCTTGGCAGGCATTTCGCCCATGCCAACCGGCACCGATTCTGGTTCTGGGTTTCTCGTCATTGTTCTTCTTCCCAGATGAATTGTCTTTTTTATCGTCCTTTTTCTCGTCCTTCTTATCGTCAGTCTTGCCTGCAAGCGGATTGTACGGAGCGCCAGCCGGAGCGCCTCTGTACCCCTGATTGTAGTAACCGCCGTATCCGTTCTGACCGCCATACACATAAGGCTTGGACTTTACCATATCCTTCGCGTTCTTGATGAACTCATCAAGACCTTCGTTCTGACCGACAATCTTGACTGTGATGTCTTTATCTTCGAACATCACATTCTTCTTGAGGTCATAGATTTTGTTTGTACTTGCAAGCGACTTGTTCCAAATCATAAAGATGTAGAAGTCGTCATCACCAAGCATCCCAAGAATTTCCTCCTGATGGTTGAGGTCAACGGATGATGGCGACGTACCCATATTTACATGGGAGTGCCCCTGCATATAGATGTGATTGAAGCGTTCATCTTCAATGTTTTCCTGAATCCACAGAGCGTACTTCTCTGTATCCATCTCGACTGTCGAACCGGTTACTTCCTGCGGGTAGACAACGATATCGTCGATGACATATTCGTCGAGCGATTCGTCTTCGACTCGGCGTGCAACGCCATGCCACGCCACCTCTTTATCGAACTCCTTGATGAGCATAACCATCTTTGCCCATGCTTCTGTGCTGAAGTAGACCACCGCTTTTTTGTCACCGCACGAAAACGCTTTGGTAAAAGAAAGCTTACCGTCCGAAAGCTTTGTGAGAGACAAAGCTTTCTCAAAATCCTGACGACACTCGTCAATGAGTTCCTGCGTTAACTTAATTGGTCTGCTCATTTTGCGCCTCCTCCGCCTGCCCATTCTGTGCCTCCTGTTCTTCAAGCCATCTGATTGCCTCATTCGGCTTTACAACACGACCATCTGGCAATTCGATACAACGACTGACCGAACCGTTCGACCACATCGTTTTCATAAACTCGCCCATAACTGCACTGTCACCGAAGTTCAGACTCTTACAGGATGCAATACACTGCTCAAGGGCTCCAATATAATTTCTCTGTCTCAACAGCTCATTGATAGTTCTGAGGTAATTGCCCATACAATGGAACCGGTCGATGTGTGTATTGGGCATATAACCGTCGAATGTGTAATCAGAAAAGTCGCCGGTCTGCGGGGAAACGCTACCATTCAGGTCGAATCTATACGCTGCGCAGAAACGGATTCTCAGGCGCGGATTTTCGCTCACAAAAATCTCTCGCATCAGCTTCTGCATCTTCTCTGACGCTGCTGCATTGTGACCAGCACCACCGTCCGGTCGATAAATGTAGCTATTCCTGTTGTTGATTGACCGTTCAGCCATCTCTCTATCAAAGTATTCGAGATAATCTTTGACCGAGAAATACATATCTGTATTGCTCACCCGAGAAAGGACAAGGCGGTTGTTACAAAGGAAATACTCCATGATTTCGGAGTCTCCGCCGCCTTCGGCAATTCTCTGCTCAAGCCCCATCAGCTTGATGCACTTGTCATTGCGCCGTGATAGATACGCGCCGATGGCATCATTGAGCCGCTGGATTTCATCATCAATCGACACAATTTCATTGCGGACGGAATCGCATTCCATGCGTTCGTATCTGGTTTCAAAATCACCCAGCAACTGACGAATCCGTGCTGTTCTGAAATCGTATCCTTCGCCGAGTTTTGAGATATACTTCTCATAGTTTGCAGAATTCGTCTCACGCAGAGATTGCATCAGTGCAAGTTCGTCCTCTGTCAAACCGTCATCCTGATTCAGATACCACGGCATAAATGCAAGGATAGACACCTGCAGGTAATGCATCTTCTTGATATCGAGGTTATCAACGAAGACGATTACCGATTTCTTGTCTGGGTTGATGTAACAGTCAACGTTGAATGACTTACGGTAAAATGCTCTGACTTTATCAAGCCGATGATATTCAGGGTACACTGACGTGAAGTTCTTCTCAATAATCTGCATACAGGTCAGATTACTGCTCTGGTCAGCATTAAAGCTGTGAACCATAAGAACGCCGCTGTCATCCATTCGATATCTGCTACAAATAGCACCAACCGCACGTTCCGCCGAAACGCTATTGATAGCGTTACTATTGTAATTTGACGAACCGAAAGTCAGATAAACACTTTCGCCCTCTTTGATTCGAGGTGCGACCAGTGCACGAAGCGTTGAAAGGAATGAACAATCACCACCGTAGTAATCTCCGGTAATGTTCTGGAAATAACTATTGGCTGCTTCCGACGTAAACGGTGTCGATGCAATACTTGTCTTGAACACAGAAACACCTCTATTCATTTTTATCTTGGTGGGGAATATCGGACTTGAACCGATACGGCATCCGCCAACAGGACTTAAATCTGTTGTGTCTTCCATTTCCACCAATTCCCCATGAAAAGAGCCGCCCATAAAGGGCGGCTCTGAAGTTGGAACTTAGGCGTTATCCGCCTTGACGACATTCAGCAGGAAGCACTTCTCGGTGATACCGAACTGCTGGAAGGTCTTATCGAGGTCGCCGGGGTTCAGGGAAGAACCGTCGAGGTGCATGACACCACGGGTGTAGTCAACACCGTTCGCCTCAAGGCAGGAACGCAGGGTGGTGTTCTCGTCGATGATGACAGCCTCACGCTTGACATTGTTGCCGACAGTAACCTTAATCATTATGTATTCTCCTTTTATTCGTTTTTAATTCTTGAAAAATGGTGGGGCGGCTATGCCGCCCCGTTGCGGTGTCTCTTACTGAGCGACGGTGATGTTGCTCATCACGGTTGCCTTCTCAGCCGCAATCTCTTCGAGGACAGCGGGGAGCTTCTCTTCGAGCTTGTTGAGGTTGATGATGGCAGCGCCGAGGCGGTCAGCGACCCACTCCTTCACATCGCCGGTAACACCGTCGAGGAACAGGGTGATGCACGCCAGCTTGTCGTCGTTATGGGTCTCAGCATCAAAAGATGCGCCCACAGCGTTGATGTTGCCCGCGCCGTTAGTGGTGCCAATGCCGAAGATGGGCTCCTTACCATCCTCGCCGCCCTTCAGGACAAGCTCCTTGGGACGATACTTCTCGATGGTCTTGATGTCCTCAAGCTTCATTGCGGAAGTGATAACAACCGCGCGACCCGTAATAGTTACTTTTGCCATGTGTATGTACTCCTTGATTTCAAATGTACCCCTATTAGTTCGTCTTGCGACTATCCGCCCACACCACGAGGAGGTTGGAGCCGTTGTGGACATAAAAACCACTGAAGCGATTGCCTCAGTGGTTGTTGTTTTATCTTGCACCACTTCCGTGGTGCTGATGCTTTTGATACACAGATTAGAAGCTGAAAGCCGGGGCGACGCCATAGGAAACCCTTGCGTTGTAATCGCTCGCGTTGCCGTAAGTGTTCACATAGCAGAAGGAGGAGCTGGCGGGGGAATAAGGAGAACGCAGCATAGTGTACTCAGCGGAACCATTACGCTTCTTCCCCCAAGGCACATCTTCCTGCCGGTAATACTCATACCAATGACCTTCACCCGGTGCTGAATAGATATTTCGCCCAAAAGTTTCTTTTTCAGACTTAATCCAGAATTTGCACTCCGTTTCGAGCAATTCATTCGCTCCGTCATAGGTGTTTGCAGTGAGCTTGATTACAGGTTCGACCACCTCAAGAATCTCGGCAGGCATGAGTTGGTAAATCTCACCATATTCATCGTTCATCTTGTGAAACAGTTCTGTTGCACCCCAAGAACCTCTGTTGGTATCGTCACTATTCCAGCGATGCCGTTTTGGGAGGCAGTCAACCATTTCCCAGCTCAGTGGAAGGATACGACCACTTTTCGTAACGTCATGTCTAAATCCAATGATACGAAACTGAACCATCGTGCCGTCCGTCAGTCTGACATTCTTGAAGTCGCCTAATTTAAGGAAGTCCGGCGCCATATCCCCAAGCCCCTTCAGTGAACGCCACGGCATATTATCCAAACATTCAGGCATATGTTACCTCCATCCATCATCATTTAATTGGCGGGGAGTGTAGGATTCGAACCCACGGACGGCTCTCACCGTCAACGGTTTTCAAGACCGCCACCATAAGCCACTCGGTCAACTCCCCAAATAAAAAGAGACGGGTTATTCGCCCGTCTCAGTTTCATCCTCTTTATCTTCCGGCTCGTCCACGCCGTCGATATCATATTCATCATACGGAAACTCTGTAAAGACTTCACAGCCACTTTCTTTCTCCGTTACAATCATCGGTCGATAGATATGGAAACCGTAATCCTCCGAAAGTTCTTTCAAAAACCCGTCAAGGATTTCATCGACAACCTCATAACCATACGCTTCCAAGATGTTTGTTCCGTCGTTGTCGCCCTCCTGCAGCGCAATTGCAAGAAAGTCTGCCATAGCCAAACTAAGCTCATCGTTGCGCTCATACATGGCATCTTCCATATCCATCCATGTTTCATCGTCTTCCCCGTTATCTGGAACATCTTCTGGGATGTACTTGTCATCCGTAATCATAACAGGGAAGAGATAGCGCGTGTAGAACTTCTTCGCCACCGTTGTACAGTCATCCTCACTCACACAATGCTCTTTGTACTCGGTTTTTTCGTCGCCTTTTGCGACAGCTAAAACAGGGAGGTCATTTTCCTCGGTAAGGTACACGGCATATTCCGTGTCGGTGTTCTCTGCAATGAGAACCATCTCTTTGTTCAAACGTTTTCTGCTTTCCTGAAAAAATCCCCAGACTGCATCAGCAGGGATGTGAATATGAACTCCCATAAGGAACCTCCTTATATAATTGACCTTGGTACTCCCGACGAGGTTCGAACTCGTGACCCCAGCATTAAAAGTGCCGTGCTCTACCAACTGAGCTACGGAAGTATATTGACCGGCTATCACGGTGCGCCCAGAAAGGTGGACACGCTTGAGTTCCACAAACAGTTTTGCCCGCAAAAGATGGAGGTGAATACTTGATGGAGGTGGTTTATCTTAATGCAGGTACGAAGAAAGGAACTTACAAATGAACGAAGGACACGCGCATGGCAAAACTGTATGGTGCAGGATAAGAGACTTGAACTCTTACGCCGGAGGCAGCGGGACTTGAATCCGCCGTGTCTGCCAATTCCACCAATCCTGCATATTTTTTATATCCAACCAGCTAATACTGCGATTATCGTCACACTCAAAACGGTCAGCACAATGTTGTCATACACTATTCGGTTGTGGAGGTTTTTGCTTGCTCGCTCAACCCTTCTTTGGAGTCGCTCGATTTCTTCGTTTTTGCTTTCACGCTCAAATTTGTATTTGCACCACGCCTCGCCTGATATGAAGTCACCACGCTCCATGTTCATCCCTCCTTACCAAAGCCATTTTTATCGAATGCCATCTACCCACAACTCTAACGTGCGGCGATTTGCAGACTGTTTACAGAGTTCTTCGATGGACACACCATGTGCCTTCGCATCCACTTTCATTGCTGTAAACTGGTCTCTGTATTTTTTGACCATCTTCTCAACGGCAAGAAAATGCTCTTTGTCTTTAGGATAGAAGGCGATATCCTCAAGGCAAACATTGCTTATATCTCCTGCGTGGCAAATTACCTTCCAGCAATCTTTGCACGGTGCATCATCTATACTCACCATATGATTGATGCAGTCACTGCAATGGACAACCACTCCATTTACCTTAATTGGTTTCATTGGTTGCTCCTCCTTTTATGAGGTGGTGGAGATAGCCGGACTCGAACCGGCGACCCTCTGCTTGCAAAGCAGATGCTCTCCCAACTGAGCTATATCCCCATACTTTACGGCATAAAACCCAAGTCACCTCCGCCGTTTGATGTTCCCCACACTAATACCTCAATGCTTCGGATTGCATCAATAAGCCTTGCGCTCCGATACTCAAGGAATGAACATCGTTCCCACTGGCGCCGAGAGCCGGTCTTGAACCGCCATTATAGCCTGCAGTGCTATGTTTTACCAGTTAAACTACCTCGGCAAAAAGCGCCGCCGAAGAACCGGCGACGCCAAAACTCATTCAATCTATTGCACTTAATCTCCGCTACACTTGGATTAGGGCTGGTCTCGTGCTTTTTTCATAGTAGAGCCTCCTAACTACATCCCATGTGGTGCGCCGAATGTCGGCGCTGTTGAAGCATTAGGTATTGCAGATTGAACTGCTTTATATAAACAACTCGCTACCGTCCAGCCAAGTGGTACTCCCTGCGGTCACATATACACCCGACGAACCATCAATCTTGGGTTTTATAAAGGGTTGGTGTTTATGCTTTAAGGCTTGAGCTTTATTCAAAGAAAAACTTTAAGCGTTAAGCCTTTAACCTTCAGCTTTGATTTTTGAGCTTTACAGTGATATTTCACCGGAACCAAGCCGACGTTCATCTTATGTCGCTTGGTTGCAGTGACTCTTTCATCATAATTTGATTTTGTAAAACCCATTACAAAAGCAGTATAGGCAGCTTATCAGGCTGGAGCCAAATTCTTTTTTACTTTACTTATCTGTATTTGGCGGAAACAGAGAAGGCATATGATTCAGGGTTTTCGGACGGCAGCGAAGTTGATTGCTTAATAGGCGATTTCCAGCTCAGTCAGAGCGTTGGACACAGACAGGGCGGAATCAATCTCGACAACGAAGTCGTTGATTTCCTTTTCCAGCGCGGTCAGCTCAGTCGTGATGTTGATGGGGTCAACAATCTCCATCGTCTGAGCGGCGATGAAGTCAGCGCGAACCTTTTTGATTTCGTCGCTGGCTCCCTTCATATCGACATTGCCGTAGAGGGACTTGACGTACTCGTCGGCACGCATTTCCAGCATATCGCCATTGTTCTTGTCCGCCTCAAGACGGGCGCGGCGATTGTCATTGTCCAGCTTCTTGAGAAGCAACTGCTTCAGCGGGATACCGTGGTTCTTCATCTCGATTGCCTCGGCAACCGTGTACTCTTTGCCACCAATCGTTACCTTGACAGTAGCGTTGGACAGCGTAACTGCACGCTTAATAGCATCGCGGCGAGCGATGAGGTCTTTAGCAGACTGGTATGCAGCGCGGATTTCCTCGCTGTAAGTGTTGATGCTGACACCAGCAACCTTGTTGTTGCTGTGCTTATTTGCAAAAACGAACGTGCCCTGCTGGATACTCTTCTGAATACGAGCATCGAGCGTCTTCAGCTCACAGAGCGCCTTATGGACGGTCATCTTTTCAGTAGTCATTGATTTACTCTCCTAATCTTTGAAATTTGAAAATCACTTGCTGTTTGCAACAGCAGATTTCAGGGTAGAACCCGGCTTAAACACCGGAACACGCTTGGCAGGGATATTCACCGGAATATTTGCCCTCGGGTTGCGTCCAACTCTTGCTGCTCGTTCCTTACTCTCAAAGGTTCCGAACCCAACGAGCTGGACTTTGTCGCCAGATACAAGCGCATCAGAAATGATACTGAGAACCGCTTCGAGCGCGACCTCGGCACTCACTTTGGTTATTCCTGCCCTTTGCGCAAGTTCGCTAATCATATCTTCCTTGTTTATCGAAACCACCCTCACTTCCAGTTTGTTGTGATGCGACCATCAGGATGGATGATGATGTTGGAGTAACCATCCCCATAGTCATTATGGCGTTGCTGCCACATATCGCCCAGCGTTAAACGGGCGTGTTTTCCTGCATAATCAAAGGTTGCATAGACGAAGAAATCTCCGATGCGGAATGTGTGAACATCAATTTCCGGGTCGTTCTGCAAGTCGTTCCAAACATCCACTGGATAATCTTTCTTTTCGAGACCGCTCAAGAAGCGGAATGAAAAGCTACTCGCTTCCAGCTTCATATATTCTTTGATGAAAGCAAGTGTGGGATTCTCAACCACCGTTTGCACAGTGCATCCCGGATAACCAGACGGGTCTGCCCAGACATAATCGTTGCGGGAAAGGTTGATGTGAGCCAGCCCATTCAGCTCCGTGTTAAAGCCCGTAGTGTTGATAGAGCAAAACACGTTGTTGCTATTATCCTTATAGGTCTGAATAATGTGTGCGATATGCTCAGGATACAAACCCGGCTCGCCGCCAGTGATTGACAGTCGGGCATCGGGGTGTTCGGCTAAAACCCGCTTTAACGCTTCGATTTGTGCGTCAAAGTCATTATCGCCAGACATCGGGTTCTGCCGCTCCAAGCAAAACGGGCAATAGAACGGACATTCCTGCGTTGTAATCATCTGAACATTGATGCGATAGTAAAGCGGGCGTCCGAGAGAAGTCCTCGCAGTACGACTGTTCAATCTGTACTGTAAATCTCTGTTCATTTCTGCCCGTACATCCTCGTAAGAACTGAGGAACGGTATCTGATTCATTTTGCTGCTCATCTAAGGAACCCTCCATTCCTCTGTTAACTTGCGAAGTCTTGTAATTCCTCTTGCGCTTCGCTTACGGTGTCAGCGGAAAACTGAAAGACACCATTGAGAAAAACTTCAATATGCCCTCGGACATATCGGAACTCGTAATTCCCATAACTCATGTCTCACACCTCCCGCAATTTTTTATGGGAGAAGGTTTTACCTCAATAGGTTCGGGCGCGACTCCGAAAAACTATTTTCAACTCCAGCCTTCCAAGGATGCACTTTCATGTTTGTTTTTCAACTCCCACGCGGTGGCAGCATTTCCTCCACTTGAACACTTTCGTAGTCCCGCACGCCCCGTAATGGCTTTCAGATTTTGGATGCCTCCTCACTTACCTTCACCAATACAGGGTCTAAGCGTTAGGCAGGTTGTGCGCACAGGGTTCACATCCCATTAAACCCACCCCACGGAATCGTACCGTGCCAGCCTTACGGCATCGAACCTCGCTTTAGCGTGAACCAAACCCGACCGACAACCAGATAGATTCCGCCATACCCGTACCACCGGAGTTCGATGAACCCCGGAAAACCGAGCCGTTTAACCATGTTCGACCAGCCGATTGAAAAGCTCGGTATCGACAAATGCTTTGTCGTTGCCGCCGATATTGTCGAACATTTTTCTCGCCGCTTCACGCTTAATTACGACATAGCGACCAGTGGGATAAATGCCTTTCTGCATTTCGACCTTGGCTACGCTGTTCGGCTTGCTGGTAGCCTCCATCAGCGTTACGCCCAACGCCATTTTTGCGCGGCACTTTTCGCACGGCTCATAGTCGATAACCATGTGCCTCGGCGCTTCAAAATCCTCATGTTTCCGACCATCACCAATGTGACCGAGAAGCGCAACCTCGTTGCGTTCTTCACCACACCAGAAGCAAACCGGAATTGTTGGATTAAGACCGTGCTTCGGAGATAACTTGATTCCTGCGTTTGACATTTATCAGACCTCCTAATGAAAATCGCTCAGCCACGCTAACACTCAACCCGTTCAAGAAACCTCAGACTTTTCATTGAGTAAAACTCTTTTGTATGATTGCAAGTTTTCGACGGTGTTGTAGTGAAAGGAGCTGAAACTTCGAGGCATTACTGGATTACAATATGCCTCGTGAAAAGCAGATACAGACCGAACGGGAGAGTAATCAAAGCTGCGGTGCAGTCCTTGTCCTCAAACGTTGTGCCTGTGGATGCCATCCAGAAAACTCCGATGGTGATGAGAAGAAGAACCACGCCCATCAGCTTCTGTCTGGCAAAAAGTTTCCGGCGGCGCTGGTTTCTTGTTCTCGACCTTTGACGGGGATACGCGACCCCAGTATATGTAGCCATACAGAAACCTCCTGCTTTTGATTTTCCTCACTCTGCGTTTACACGGGCTTGTGACCGTTTACCGAAAACTCGATAAGCCGCATTACGGCGACCGCGTTGGCTCCCCACCTCATTTAACGCCGCCAATTTCCCTTTTGCCTACGGCGTACCAGCATCGGTCGATTAAAACTCAGATTGTGGCATAAGCGGTATGACCGCTGCCCCATTTAACAAGAACCCTCGGACAAAGCACATTACCAATGATGGTAATGCCATCAGAGCAACGGGCGATGTGCTTTCCGTCCTCATGGTGAAAACTCACTTTGGAACCGGAGCGATTTACAAGCCCTCTCACTCGTTCTTTGAAAACATCATAGGACATATGAAAAACTCCTTTAGCGAATTGTCGGATATCCGCAGACGGTGGTTCAGATACCACCGTTTCGCCGTCATTACGGCTCATCAGTGCGGCTCGGGGTATAAGAAAACCACCGACGAAAGCCCATTAGAAAACAACTGCCATATGGCGTGGGCTCGCGGTGGTTCAAATACCCTCACTGAGATATTCAGTTATCTTTCTTGGTCTTAAAATCCAGCTCATAGGTCTTGCCGGTAACGATACGGTGGCAAACCTCAGCCAGATAATTGCGGAAATACCGGTGATTTGCGCAGGTCACAGTCAGCGCCTTGCGGTTCTTCTTGGAATAAACCGACATCAGGAAGTTGACATCATGGCTCGTTGCCTTGTACTGCTCACCCAGCATGGCGGTGATAACCGTCTGCAAAGTCTTGAGCAGATTCGTCTTGCTGGTCGGATTCTTGCCCATGTCAAACTCACGGGCGATTTCGCTCATAGCGTAGCTGTCATTGACAACCTTGGGGTCGATACCGAGGTCAACCGCCTTCTGCGCGGTCAGCAAGAAGTTCATCTTCTGCGCGATACTCGACCAATTCTCATTGGCGCCGATAGAACCACAATACTTGTGGAGCTTGAGCAGGTCAATCTGCCGTTCCTTGTCCACGATAGCGCGAACCGGCACCTTGTCATCACCCTTCTGCTCGTCCTTAACCCCGATAGTCACAAAGGACAGGGTCGTGACGGCGGTAAGCATGGGATTATCAGTGTTCTTGCAATCCTCGAAGCACATATCCCGAACGGTAGCGGTGTACTCATTGATTTTCTCGGTCATGGCTTTGTCGGCTTTGGAAGCGTCCTCAAACTTGCCATTCTGGATTGCATCATTGTAATCCTTGACAAGGGCTTCGGTTTCAGAGCGCAACTGTGCCAATTTAGCGGTGTTTTCTTCTCTGGTCATTTTGAAATGCCCCTTTCACAGATTTTTGGTGATAACAAAGTTTATCACTCAAGAAAGCCGCTGAAAGATTTCTCAGTCAGCGGCTCTATCAATGATAAACTCAAGGACACGGCGGTGGCTCTGCACTCGGCTCATGGGGCATAACTCGCCCATGCAACTATTGCAGTATCGAACATCGCGCATATCATTTCTGATACTCGCGTCGATTGAGTGAAGTTCTGCTTATTCACAATACTCAACCAAATCCGACTTTCATATCTATATGCCCTCATTTTCGGCTCCTCGGAGCACAACACCCTTGGGTGGAAAACTCAGACGATACTACTAACCATCAGAGGTCTTTTTCGTATAGCCATCAGTTATGCAAGCCGCACTTAGGTTCATAGGCACAAACCTCCGGGGATTTTCACTATCTCGCACCGTGAGCCTAACTCTCACGCACCGGCGACGCCTTTGATAGCAAAGGTACTCACATTGACACTCACTCAATGGTGTGTTGGCTTGCCATACCCGAAAGTGGCGGACATCTCCGCTTGTATTCCGTGGCTTGCCTTGCGGGGTCTTGCCCTGCACCCTTAACCGCAAGGGGTGTACCCTGTGTGCGGCGGGGCGGCGGGGTCTTGCCCTGC